ACACCAAAGAAGCGACAGCCGACGCCGGTAACACTGAAACCGACGCAGCCTCCACGCCTTGCACCTCGGGTTGCTTCCTCGGCTCCACTTGCGTCGCCGCGTCACCCGAGCAGTGCGGCCTCAACTCCGCCTGCATCCGTTGCCCCGCAGCGACCAACGAGTGCCAGGCTGCCACCTGTACAGAAGGTCGCTGCGGCATCGTGAACGTGGCGGATGGTGTGGGCTGCGGCGGCGGTGTGTGCCGAAGCGGTTCGTGCGTTCGCTGCGGGGGTCAAGACGACCGCTGCTGCCAGACGGCAACGGGCGCTTCTTGCAACCCGGGCAACACCTGCATCATCTCGGGAGGTACGTTCAACATGTGCACGGGTTGTGGCGGCCCTGGCCAACCGTGCTGCGGGGGCGTCGGCACGATCGTTCGCGACGACGGCGGCCTGGCGCGTCCTGTGGGTTACGGCGGCACCTGCAATACGGGCTTCTCCTGCAATGGGGGCGGCCTGTGCCAGTGCGGGCAGCTCGGGCAGCCGTGCTGCGCGGGCAACGTGTGTTGGGCTGGGCGTTGTAACACGCAGAACGTGTGTGGGGTCTGATGGCCACCAAGCGCATCCTGCTTGAAGTGACCGAGGCGCAGCTCAATGACCTGTTGAGCTGCGTGCACCATGCGCACGCCCGAAACCTGGGGTACGGTCACGGAGTCGTAGCTGATCACCATGGCGCAGCGGACCCAACCAAGCGTCGCAAGAAGCTGGAGGACTACTTGCTGCGCAAGCAGCAAGAACTCCAAGAACGAAACCAGTACACCTATTGCCCTGTGAACACCTTCCACAGCAGCAATAGGTACGTACTGGAGCGGCGCGATCCGCAGACGGGCGCGCTCGACTTCCAAGGCGCACAACCGCCTTTCTACTATACAACTCTCGAAGACATGTGGTCGTACTACTGGACGAAGATCGACCCATACAACATGAGGTGCGGGAGGGCCAACGGTACTCGGCAGCAAGTAGCGAAGTGGTACGCCGAGCAGTCTTGGTTCTTCCGCCCCAAGACCTGGTACTAACAAAACAACCCCAAGGCTGTGAAAGGTCTTGGGGTTGTTTTCTTTTCTCAAGAAAGAACAACATGTACAAAACCGACAAACCTACGTCGCTCGAAAAGTGGCTCCGTCGTGTCGTTCGGCCGGGTCCCGACGCGATCTGGAACAAGTGCTACTGGGCCGGGACTGAGGTCGAGATCCCCGACGACAATGGGGTGCCGCGTCGCGTGGTGCTCGACTACGCAGGGAACCCAACGAAAGACTGCGTGGTGGTTCTGGCGCAGGCTGTTCAAGTCCCGCCGTACGAAGAACTCTTCGCGATGGACTTGCTCGTGATGCAGGCGGCCATCGCCGCCATCAAGATCCCTACGGACCCTTACGGCAAGCCCGCGTTCGAGATCAAGATCGAGTCTACGCGGGCAACGTATGTGCTGCTCGCTGACAAGATGCGAGAGGCTATTGGCGACGCCATCGGCAAGATCGTACCGGTGGAGAAATCATGGCGAGCAGTGCCTGCGTACTGCTCGTACCAGATCAACCCGAAGAAGGCGTTCACATGAAAACCCTCAAGGACATTGACCCCGCGCTCTACGCCCGATGGATGACGGCCGCCAGGCACCTGGGCTGGACGAAGTTCTTCTCACGAGAGCCGGAGCGAGAGCCGGAGCGAGAGCCTCTCCCGCTGAACTGGGTGAACAACCGCTGTGAGTGGTCAGAAGGCGCCCTCACCATCTCCGTGACACGCGAGGAAGAACAGGACGTGGATCTCTCCTGGTTGGGGAAGTTCACCGACAAGGCCAGCGACCGAACCGTACCTCGGTGGCCGAAGCCCCCACAGCGCGAGTACCAACTCATTGAGTTGGTGCGTACGTACGCCGAACGCGTCGAAGAATACCGGCGCGCGAACTTCGGCCGAACGGAGGCTGATTGTTTTGTACGCAAGGACATCAAGGAGGACATCGAGCTGTTGGAGGATTACGGTAGTGGTCAGCGGGTGATGTGGTTTGTGAAGTGCACAATCACCGATGGCGAGAGCAACGTGAAGTGCACAGATTCTATTGGTCAGGTCGATGATGCCGACGAGTACCTCGCCACTTGCGTTGTGCCCGACCTGCTCGCCAACGCGAAGGCGGAACTGGCCAGGATCCACAAGTCCATGGACGACGCCGCGCGCAAGAAAGAAGAGCTCCAAGAAAAGGTCTACAAGATCTTCGACGACGCGTTGCCGCACGACTTCGCGACGGACAAAGTCTCCGAGGACCTGGACAAGCTGCTCGAAGAGTACGACGCCGTCCCCAACACCCTCGTCCTTGCGCCGCGCGGCTTCGTGAAGGGAATCCGCAAGCTTCAAGCCGCTGGGTCGGTCACTGGACGTCTCAGTTCGAATCGTTGAACATCCATCGCAAGGAGACTGTCATGCCCATTCAGTTCGAATCGCTCAATGACCGCGTCATCATCAAGGTCGAAACCGTGGAGGAGAAGTCCCCTGGCGGCATCATCATCCCCGGCAACGTCGATCAGCGCCCGGACAAGGGCGTCGTTTTGTCCGCTGGGCCCGATGTGAAGGGCCTCAAGGTCGGCGACAACGTCATCTTCGGCAAGTACTCCGGCACGCCGATCGAGGCGGACGGGGAGAAGCTCGTCTCGATGACTGAGGCGGAGGTGTTCTGCAAGTACGTGAGCACGTGAGCCGGTTCTCGCAAGGTACGATCACGCTCTTGGTCATCTTCATGACCTTCGGAGTCGTGGTGCATACAGAACAGAAGACCGGGTGGGTCACGGTCGCCGTACGTTTCTTGGGTATCGTCCTGGCCTCTATCGGCTTTGCGATCTTCTTGGACGTTGTGCATCTCGTTGATGCGAATCACGTCCTCGTCGCGGCATGGTGCCTTTCGGCCGCCCTCTACTCTGCCTTGATTAAGGCGCTCTACCGTGTGGAGGGGTTGCCCGGTTACGTAACGTTCTCGCTCTGCCTGAGCCTGACGACCTGGAGCCTCCGCGCCCTTCATCTTCTCTAACCTCAAGGAGCCCCGGGTAACCGGGGCTTCCCCTCTTTTTGGCTAGGAAATCTCATGTTCTTTTTAGGCTTCGGGACTGCGGTTGTGTTGATGTTGCTCCCTACGATCCGGGCAGGCTACGTAGGTTGGCGGGATTGGCAGTTCGAACAGCGGTATTGGGAGAACCAGTGGCGACGGGAACAGGAACAGCGACAGCAACAGAAGCCTTAGCCTTGCCCTCATGGCACGTGTCATCTTCCTCCCGGGCGGCGTCTACACCCTTCAGCAAACGGTGTCGGGTGCGGGTGTCTTCAACGGCTCCGCCCTCGGGTACGCCATCTACAACTACAGCGCTGGTGGCGCGGCGTTCCGGGTGAGGTTCCCACAGCCAGGCGCCGACGGAAACGGGAGTGTGGGGGCACGGTTCAAGTTTCAGATGGACGCCCCAGCCGGCCTCGTCGTAGCGAAAACGACAGCCACGTACGACAAGGGCACGCGCACGCTCGTGGTGTTGTTGCGCAAAACTGCGAGCACCATCACGGCCGACGCCGTGGAAGTGGTCAACGCCATCAACTGTGTCGGTTTCGGTGTCGACAGTCCCGCCTTTTGGGCCGGCAACGTCACCAACGCTACGATCGCCGCCGCCCTGGCACCTGTCGACCTTGCGGGGGGTCTCGACGCCGACGTGAGCCTCGGCTACACCCAGCCGCGCTTCACGGCCCCGGACGGTACGAGCGCGGGGCTCTTCTACTTCGATCAGGACCGCCCCTGGCGCCTGCTCTCCGTGGGCGGCACGCTCAGCGGCGTGGGTGCGATCACATTTCAGCTTGTGAACGTCGATAAGGCCCTTGTACCGATCGCAGGGCAGGGGACGCTGATCCACACGGAAACGTTGGCGTCTCCCTTCCGCGTGGCCTCGCGCGACATCAACATCCCGGTGATGCCGTGGCAGGCTATTGCCGTCGACGCAGCTCTGCAAGGCTCGGTCTGGGTGCAGTCCGCTGCTATTTCGGCGTTCACGCCGTAAACTTGTTCGCGTGGCAGTACGAATCGACCTCGACTACGTCCCTCAGTACAGCCTGCGCTTGGCGCGTCGCATGCTGCGGGATCAAGTTCGCAGGGAGCTGGACAACGCCAAGACCAAGCCCTGCTCCGACTGTGGGGGTTGGTTCCCGTCCTTTGTGATGCAGTTCGATCACCTCCCAGGCAAGCGCAAGTGCTTCAACCTGTCGGAGGCTCGAATGGGCAAGATTCCCGTCCATCTCGTGCGCGCTGAGATGGCCAAGTGTGAGGTCGTTTGCGCGAACTGCCACATTCGTCGGGAGCATGTACGGAGGTATGGGCCGTGACTTCACCGCACGTTGCGCTCGCTGCGTTGATCCGGGAAGCCCGTTGTCACGCGTGGTACTCACGGGCGCAAGTCGGTACGCACACCACTCATGTGCGCACGGCGATTCATCTGGAGTTGGATGTGTGCGGAGACGCGTGGCGGGAGTTCATGCGCCTCAACTGCGCCAACGGCCTGTGGCGCGGGTATCCGGTTTATGTCCGGGTAGTATCAGGCCCGAAGACGCACCGTGGTTTCGAGGCCTTGAAACGTTGGATCTACCGGAAGGTCCTAGACCTCACACGCGAGTGATCACCGACGCCTCCAGCTTCGCGGAGATGTCCACCTTCGTCTGGTACTGGATGATCAGCACTTCTTCGACAATCGGGCAATCGACGCGAGCCTCCTCAGACACACTCACGATCACGATGTCCTTGTAGTAGCGACCAAAAACCCAACCCTTCTCATCCTTGAGCGTCCAGCCCAGACCTGACATTGCTGGAGACCCTTCCACCCGGCACACCAGTGCGTGCTTGTGCATCAGCTCGGTCATAACGCGTGACAAGCTGCCGCCCCGTGCGATAATGCCGCGAAGCTCGATGCAGTTCGGTTGGCCGACCACGCGCGTTTTGATGCCCGAGACGAGCCCGAGCACGGTCTGGGATGCATTGGCGTTGAATTCCGCTCCGCCCAGGAAGAAAACTCCGTTCTGGGCATGAAGAGGCTGGATGTGGGTGTCTTCAGAATTGTTCATGCACCCGACCCTATCACCACCTCTTACTGTTCCGCCATGCACCCGAAACTGTCGCTGTTGGTGGCCGACATCGTGAAAGACCTCTCCGTGCAAGCGGTAGGCGGCTGGGTGGCGGCACTTATGGTCGCCACCGGTGTTTTGTGGGGGTTGATGATGCTTCTCGTGCGTGGCTTCTGGGAGAAAACCGGCAAGCCGGCCATCCAGGGCATTCTCGTGGCTACGCTCACCGAGCACGAGTACGTGACGGCACGTAAGCAGGAGATCAAGGACGGCGTACTCGCTTGGTACAACGACCCCGCGACAATCGAGGAACGAAAGCGCTTCGTTCGTGATGTCATCGACAACGAGGTTCAGCGCAACGACGGCGTCATCCACAAGGACATCACGCAAAAGATTGACGCCGTTGAACGCGACTTTACGAGCACTGTCGCGGGCATCCGCCAAGAGCTCGCAAAGCTCTCGTTGAGCATGGAGACGCGCGACGATCAGATGCGCCAGTTCAACCAAAAGTTGATGGAGCGTCTGGGCAACATCGACGGGCTCTTGCGTCGTCCGAGTTCCGAGAGCTCGTCGAGCTTGCCCGCGCAGAAGCCTGACGGAACCAAGCGGTAGCTCACAACTACTCTTTCACCGATGTACCCCGCCAACATCGGCACCAAGTTTCTCGTACAGCAAGCCGTTTCAGGCGGCGGCGCTCTCAACGGCACGGAGTACGGCCGCGCTCGCGTGACGCTCGATCCAGGTTCGGGTCCGAACGGCATGATCTATGTGGCATCGCAGCTCTATGGGACGGCGTCCAACGCCATCACCGTAGAGCTCGTCAACGCCGGGGCCGGCGCCGTCGTCAGCAGCACCCTCGTCCAGCAAGTCGGCTCGGCGATTCGCGTCATCTTGCGCCGTAGTGCCGGGGCCGTCCTCGCCAACGCAGCGGAAGTGGTCGCCGCGATCAATAATTTTACCGCGTACACGGGCTTGGCCTTCGCCGTGCGGGCACGGGCGGGCGGCAACGGTACGGGGCTGGCGTCCGCCGTGGCCGCTACCGCCATGACTGGCGGCGCAAACCCTCTGGTCGACGGGACGCAGTACCTGTGGACGATGCCTGCGGCGCAGAACGCCGGCTTCTTCCACTTCGAACACACAGTACCCCTGTACATCAAGGGCCTCGCGGCGCGTTTCTCCTTGCCAGGCGCCGGGCCGTACACGCTCAAGCTTCAACGTGTTCGACTCAACGCGGACTACACCCCGATTCTCGCAGAAGCGGTGAACTGGTGGGTCTACTCGGGGCTGACCACGACCGATGACGCCTACGACATCGCGTACACGGATGTGCAACAGCTGCTCCATCCAGGCCAGGGGCTGCTCGTGATCACATCTGCTCCGATTGACGGCTTCATCTCCCTCGACGTAGGTCGCGCGGGTGAATTTCCCTACTGAGGTTTCGACATGTTGAAGCTTTCTGATGAGGTCGCAGGCTACCCGACGTCCCCCGCAGGGCGCCCGACGTTGCCACGCTGCGGGCCCGGAGCCCCGGCGGCTCCGCCTGCACCCAGCGTTGCGCCGACATCCAGTGCACCCCCACCCTCGGCGACGCCAGGGGCCAAGCAAGCTGCGGTGTTGGATGCGCTGGTCGACGCCAAGCTGAAGAAGCCAAAGCTCAATGTCCGGAACATGGAGATCGATAAGCTGGCGGGGGTTGCGGATCTGATGGAAACGTGGCTCCGGGATCGGCGTCTTGCGGGGCATGCGCAGGATCAAGCGTTGCGAGCCGCCAAGCCCTTAATGAGCGCGGCGACTGCCTCGCGTAACGCCCTCTTCAAGGGTGTGGCGCTCAGGGCGCTCGCGGGCGCCGCAACGGGCGGAGCGCTCTACGCAGGCGCGAAGCACCTGATGGCACCGAAGCCCGAGTCCATCCCGATGTACGAGGAGTAACCAATGCCTGTTATCGGCCTTCCCGTCACCAGCTCGATCCCGCGACGCGATGCGATCCGCCGCTTCATGCGCGACTATCCGGGCGACGTACCGAACACAGGGGTCATCAACATCCTGCTCGACAATGTCGAGTTCTCGGACGACGACGTGGACGCAGCGATCGGCTTGGCGTTGGCTTGGTACAACGCGACCACGCCAATCACGAACCTTCCGCAAGACGGCGTCCCTGAGGTGGTGCTTCTGTACGGTGCTGCTGCGCACTTGCTCACGTCGGAAGGCATGCGTCAGCTGCGCAACCAAGCAACCACGCAGGATGGCAACGTGCAGCCCATCGGCATCGACGACAAGCAGGCCCTCTATCAGCAGTGGGCGGGTTGGATGCGCGAAGAGTTCAAGACAGCAGTGCGCGCGATCAAGACCGAGCGAAACATGCGCGCAGCGTGGGGCGGACTCAGCTCGGGGTACTTGTCGACAACGCGAAGCCGCTACGCCTGATCCTAGACAAGATTAGTACCGTAGGGTACTTTTCAAACATGGACGGCATCAGCGAAGTAGTCTCTCGAATCTCGAACAAGTGGATGCGGCGTCGCGGCGACTTCAAGCTCATCGGCCACGTACGCGGTGTCCCTATGTACGTGGCGAAGAATGAGCACGTTCGGGAACGTGAGTTCTCTGACTGCCTCGCGTTCGCGCGCGGCCTGGAGATGTACTTCCGCTCTTACGCCGAGGTGACGCTCGCGAACGTGCGACACGAGCTCAAGCACGTCGATCAGTACGTGCTCGGCGGCGTGAGGATGTGGCTCGACTACCTATGGGAGTCCTGGCGCGTGGGGTACTGCAAGAACAAGTACGAGAGGGCGGCGGTGCGGGCTGAAAGGCGTTCCACTCTTAGCGCAGCGGAGCTTCGTCGGGCGCTTGCCCTCGCAGTTTGTCACGCAGCTTCTGCGCAGCCAGGTAGCTCGCGAGCCCGCCGAGCGCCATCCCCGGCACGCGACCTTGAAGCAGCTGCTTGATCAGGCGGGCCTTGCCCTTGGGACCCTTGTCGCCGTACTGGATCCACGCGTTCATGAGCCCGGGAGCGAGCTCCTTGTGGCCGAAGAGCTTCTGACCGAGCCGCGCCCCGAGAGCGCCACCCGCTGCGACACCGGGGACGACGGCCAGCGACGCGGGGTCCTTGGTGCCTGCGTAGATCGCGCCCGCGCCCGCAAGCCCGAGGGCTCCGCGCGCCAGGTAGGGCATCGCGCGGCGAAGCTGCGAAGAGTGTGTGTAGTCGTTCTTCATGTGCACGCCAACAGGCTTGAACGCCTCCGAGCGGAGGTAGTCCCCCGGCATGATGTCCTTGGCGGCCTTGCCCACCTGGAGGGGCACGCCGGCGGCGTTGTGCGCCATGGCACTCACGGTCGAGCACACGCCGCCTTCGCAGAGCGGAGCGTTCGGGACGTTCTCCAGTCCCTTCATCTTGGGGACGAAGATGTCCTTGAGCCACGCGGTGACGCCTTTCGGCGTGTCGTACTTCTCGCGTGAGCGAAGCATCGCATCTTCGACGAATCTCTTCTTCTGCTCCGGGGTAAGTCCTGCTTTCGGACGCAGCAAGAGCACATCATCGTACGCGTTGCCGCGCATCTCGGTGCCGATGGTGCCCGCGTGGCTCGCCATGTCCTTGATGCCTTGCGCGCGCGTTCCTTCGTGCCAGTCAGGCTCGTTGTACTGCCCGGCGGTCATGGTGGTGCCGAGGCCCTTGCGCCGTCCGGTGATAGGTTGCGCGTGGTAGAACTCCGACCCCGAGAGTGGCTTGATCCACGACTTCCAGAAGCTGCCCTTGGGCTTGCTGGTGAGCAGCACGTCGCCGGGTCGCGCCTGGCGTTCGAGCTCGCGCAGGTTCTTGAACCGATTGACGTTCGGGTTCATGTGCGGATCGTGGAGAACCGGCTTCTGTCCGATCGCACCAAGCATGGGCGCAGTGGCGACACCTACCATGGCGAGGTTGCGTCCGGTGTGGGACTCCTCTTCCTCGATCGGGACTTGTTGTGCCGCCTGCTTGATGAAAGCAGCGGCAGCGCGTTCAGCACGAGTCATCCCCATAACATAGAGGCTGGCGTCCATGGCAACAAAGATCTTCCAAGACACCCGCTTCATCATCGATCGGCCGAAGGGCTACGTGAAGAAGTGGCCCGGCGGCAAGTCGTTTCAGTACCCGTGCGACTACGGATACTTCCCGCGCCTGAAGGGTGAGGACAACGAGGGTCTCGATGCCTTCGTCGGCGACGACCCCAACGGGCACTACGAGTGCTTCCAGAAGCTCACGTCAGACCTCAAGAGTCTCGACGAGACCAAGTTCCTCGTCGGCGTGTCGGACCGGGATCGCGAGATCATCTACAAGCTCTACGGACCGGAAGTGCACGCGCGAAGAATTTTCCGCGACATGGATCACCTCAAGGGCGCGCTCGGGAAGTTCGAGCCCAAGAAGAAGGAGCGTTACGTGAGCAAGGAAGCGTCGATCCCTGAAGGTACCCGCGAGGTCTTGGCCCGCTACAAGCTCTCGGGCCTCAAGGCCGCCGAGATCGAGAAGCTCATTCGAGGCAACATCCTCGGGTTCAACACCGCCGACAAGAACACCATCCCCGATGAAGGTGCGATCGACCAGCACTTGAGCGCCGCGCTGCGAGCTGTTGATTCATCTGCGGCATCGGTGGGCGAAGAGAGCGGCCAAGCGCAAGCGCCCTTGGAAGGTACGGCGTCGTTCTGATGAATCCCAGGAACCCTGGTGTTCGTCGTGTCCTGGAGCGCTACAAGCTCGGCTCGATGTTCTTCGCGTCGCAGGGGTTCCCCGCGATGATGGCGTCGTACGAGCGCTACAAGGCCGAGCAGGCTGAGAAGGATCGCCAGCGGTACCCGGCACTGTCGGTCGTGCATCCGATCCTTCAGGAGCAGATGGCTGGAGGCAAGCTTGCCGAAGGCGGCCTCGCGCTCTTGGATATGCTCTCGGGCGACCCTGTGAAAGCGCGCGCCACTGATCCGAAGATGGAAGAGCAGCGGATCAAGTCGGACGTGAATCAGGCATTCATTACCAATGCTCAAGACGATCGTGCGGTGTCTTCCCTCATGCCCGAACCTGGCATATACAACTCCCTCCAGGGTTGAAGCCAGGAGGAGCGCATGGGTGTCGAGCTGAAGGTTGGGGACTATTACACCGTTTACGCCGTAGAGGCTCAAGACGATGACGGCAACATCGGACTGAACGAGGGTTCCCCTGTCCGGATTCTGGCGATCGAGACCGCCTTCGTGTGTCTCGAATGGCTGAGACAGCCTGGACCGTACGACACACATCGAACCAGCTGGGAATCGAAGAGCATCTTTCGGGATGTAACCGACGAGCAGATGGCGTGTGTCGCACATCCGTACAGCGGCTCGCGTTATTGGTGGGTCAACGACATCACCAACGCCAACAAGGATGAGCTGCTCTCGCTGATGGATATGTGGTATCGTCTCGACAAGACGTACGGCAAGCTCAGCTTCGAGGACCGACGCAATGTGATGGCGGACGCGCCCTGCGACGTGTACGTCGTACCGAGGGAGACGAAGGCCCACCGCTTTGAGGGTGGCCTTCGCAGCGACCTCACATCGGCTGTGATTGAATGACCATGGGTCGCTTCGACGTCGTCTGCGGCCCTATGTGGGCCGGCAAGACGGAGACGATTATCGCGCGTGTGCGCCGAGCTTACCACGCGGGTCAAGGCGTGCAGGTGTTCCGTCCGTCGACTGACACGCGCCGATCGCTGGAGGAGCTCACGTCGCACGCGGAAACGAAGATGGGCTACCACGGCGTGGTGTGTATTACGCCGCCGGGGGAGCCCTTCGCCAAGCGGGCACGACCTCACACGCGCTTTGTCGCCCTCGAAGAAGCACAGTTCTTTGGTGACAATGTGGTGGGGGAAGTGCAGGAACTGCTTCGGCGCGGAATCTCCGTGCTCGCGGCCGGGCTCGACCGGGATTACATGGGCCGTCCGTTTGGGCCCATGCCCGCGCTCATGGCCCACGCAGACTCGGTCACCAAGCTCACGGCGATCTGTAGCGAGTGCAAGAGCGAGAAGGGCACCATGACCTTTCGCCACGCAGTGTCGAAAGGCGTGCAGCAGATTTTGGTAGGGGCGGAGGAGACGTACAAGCCGCTGTGCCGTGAGTGCTGGGAGACCGCGACTTACTCGAAGAGCCAGATCTCGCCGCGCACTGGACCCGTCGTCGTCAAGTAGAGCGTGCTTGCGGGCGCGTTGTAGCGGAACATGACCAGCACGGGCCGGTCCGTCGGCGGAGGCGTCGGATTGGCCGACAGCACTGTCGGATTGGCCCCGTCGACGCCCCATGAGAGCGACATCGTACCTTCGTAGATGAAGACCATCACGATGCGCGGGTTGGTCACCGAGCCTGGACCGATCGCCAGATTGGTTTGGGCGGAGGTGTAGTTGATCCCCGCGAGCAGCTTTTCGGTGTAGACCGCATCAAAAGCGACCGGAACCGGTTGCGGCGTGGCGCCGTCCATCAGTTGTACGAGGGCGTTGCCTGTGAGCTTGATCGTGGGCATGAGCCTAAGATAATGGCATGTCGTTCAAAGCCATCGTGATCAATCAGGTCGTTTACGTCGTACCATCGGCGCTGTCCGTCCCGGCGGCCTTGGCGGACAAGGTGCTGCCGGTCGTGTTCCCGGGCGCGTGGGACAAAGCGCCGCCGGTGCCGAATGAAACGGTGTTGCCGGTCGAGACGCCGCCCGAAGTCAAGCCCACGTGCGAGGCTGACACCGTCGACATGAAGCCGCACGCGTCGCGAAAGCATCGGTAGTTCACGGTACAAGCTATGAGCGCTTCAAAGGGCTCATAGGAGGTACTGATGGACTTTTTGATCGTCGTTCGTATGGCTCCCACGCCCCCGTGGGGCGAGTCGCCGTTTTTCATCTATCACGCGCTTGAGGCCGAGGTGAAAACCTGGAGGACCGCCGCGCAGAAGTTCGACGAGCTTCGCCACGATGTGGGGGTGTTGGACTCGATCGTTCTGAAAATGGGGGCAGGGTTGATGCTTAGCCCAACGGCTTTGTGGTTGGCAAACCTGGGTGCGGACGAAGTCAACTCGTTGCGGACGAAGCACTACCAGGTTTGGGCGCTGTCCGGTGCTCTGACCCCAATCCAGAAGCTCTTCAAAGCTGTGGCACGTCCCGTAGGTGGCGGAAGCCTGGTGGCCCTCAACGCCACTCACGTCTGGTTCGGCGTTCGCCCACTTTGGAACGAGCGCACCGGGGACGTGCCGATGCCGGATTGGTCGGCGGACGTACCGCTTTCAAGCTTGGGACTCTGACCACACTCCGCGCTCCTGCCGCCACCGCTTAGGCCGCGCCGCTAGCCACGCGGGCGTCCCGCGCGTCTCGTCGAGCGGCCGGGCCACGAGCATGCCTCCGGCCCCGTACTTCCCGCTGGCGATGAGCGCTGCGCGGGTGTCGGGGCCGGGGATGCCGTCCGGCTGCAAGCCCAACGACGACTGGATGTCTTTCCACATCACGAGGTCCTCACCCTTCTCAACGTCGAGGCTCATGTAGCTGCCTTCGTGCAACCGCATGAATGGAAGGTGCGAGGGGTCGCCGTGTCCGCGTACGGCCGTCAGTGTCTTGCCGTCCTTCTTGAGGCTCCAGATGTTGCAGTGGCCGTAGAAGAGACACAGGCTCTTCCCTGAGCCGTACGCCGCCAACGCCCTCGTGAGCATGCCCAAGAAGGGCGCCCCGTCCCTCCACGCGATCACGCGAGGGATCCCGCAGTGGTACGACCACTCGTCGCACAGACGCAGGTACCCGTCGAGCTGCCGGGTCGTAAGGGTGCCGTCCTTGGTCTGCATCAGCTCCCAGCCGTCGGTGAACTCGTTCACCCGACCGGCTTGGAAAGGTGCCCGGTAGCCTGGGTCCATGGTCTGGATCGCCGTTTCATCCAAGTCTTTCGAGAGCGACCAGGACTTGTCATCCTCGCGCACGCCGTACGCCGCGTAGATCCAGTCCATCACAGATGAGATGAAGGGCTGCTTGTCGAGGGCCTTTACCGTGCCATTGTTGGTGTGCGTGACGTGACCGGACATCCAGTCTTCGGCCGGGTCGCGTTTGTATCCCTCGTTGCTCTTGGGGATCTTGCTCGCGCGACCCCCTGTAACAGCCCGCACGACCTCGGGCGGGTCCAGCCAGCAGGCGGTGTCGGGGACGTCGATCTTCTTGCCGTAGAGTACGATGCTCATGCACCAATGGTGGTGCGGCCCTGGATAGTCTTTTTTTGGCTCTCAGAGCACCATTGACTGCCATGACGATTGACCCTTCTACTCCTTTGTTAAAGCGCAGGCTGATCACAGCCTTGCGTCGTACGCATTTGAAGGGAGCCAGTTGGAACTGGGCGCACTGGCCTGTGGTTCTCAAGCAGGACGCCGTCACGATTACGCTCGCCGCAGTCCCCTTACGGTTCGTACAGCTGATTGAACAAGGTGCACTCAACCCACAGCAGGTTGCGACGACGTTGGCCCTGCGCTCTTCGGGCGGACTGAAGGACACGTTTACGGCGTACGCGGATCTTTGGCTGGAGGCGGTGGTGATGCTCCTTGGGATTCGTCAGGACGCTAAGCGAGCTGCGCTCTATGGGCGAGCGGCTCTTGATTTGGCGCTTGCAGGTAAGTGGCAGGCGGCGTTTGAGCCGGCGTGGGCTGCCGCAGAGGTCGAGCGCGCGTACACGGGGCGGGCTATGCGCTGGCGCCCGTTCCTTTACGTCATCGCGAAGGAGCTGTTACGTTCGCTGGATGGAGACACCCGCGACCCCCGCCTTCGATTTGTTGCGCAAGCGTCCGCTGGAGCTGCGCGTCCGTGACCTGACCCCCGAGGGCGGCATCTGCGAAGCTGACGCGCAACGCCGAGACATGTTGTCGGCTGACGCGGTAGTTCTGACCCGCTTTCTCGTCGAAGACTCGGGGGAGATGAAGATCGAACTTGCGTCGCTCTACGGCGCGAGCGGTGAGCCCTTGGCTCTGGACGGATTGTTCGGCGCGTGGCTCGCGTTCACGGGCCATCTGGCTCGTCAAGCGGAAGGGTCGGATGTGCGCAAGGCCAATTTCTTGCGCCACATCCTCAAGCTCCACATGTTGGACACCAACATGAACGTGATTCAGAACGCCGAAACGCCCGGCGTCGCGCACCTCACTCCGGAGACTTCTTCACCCACTCCGGCTGCATCCCATGTGCCAGAGGGTGCAGATCCCGCGTCTTTGGGTTGAGCATCCCGCCCGGCCCTGACGACACCTTCTGCACTCCGACATCTCCATGCGAGTATACGTACCCTGCCTTGAAGGCCTTCGAGCCGGGGTAGTCGAACACGTACAGGTTCTTCCACACATGCGGCGCCGCTAGAATGACGGACTTGGCCGGTTGGTCGCATTCTGGACACGGGAGCGTCGCGGGCTTGTCGGAGATGGAGCAACGGTACTCTTGATGGTGTTCGTTGCAGCACATGTAGTCGTAGTTGGGCATCTTACGAACAGGATGCGTCACCTTGACCGGGAGGTCGAGGGAGCATGTCCGTTCCGAACGCCACTGAAGGCGTTTGAATCTCATCAATCAAAGCCTGCTCGACGGTTGTGAGGCCGGCGGAGATCGAGTTGATCCCCGCAAGGGCTTCGCTATCAGCGGGAGGACCGAAGAGCGCGGTGAAGAGCGCGAAGGCTGCTGCAATGGGGGCAGGATCAGGGCCTACGCACAGTAAAACGGTGCCGGTGACGTATTCGTCCCCTGTGTCGAACGCGGGCCGATTCTCGTCGGTGTTGTCATCCAGGGTCCGAATCAGATCGGACAAGAAGTTGGAGACACCTCCTTTGCCTTCGCGAAGTGTCGCGTAGATCCCGCTTTGCAACGTGCTGAAGATGTTCGTGAGCTGCCCGAGAAAGAGTTGAAGCTCGCCCACTTCGCGTTGGAGCTTGTCCACCTCGCGCTGGAGAAAGTCCAGGTACGCTTCGTTCGTGCTCGTGAGCGTCTGTGATGCCTGTCCGAGCGTGGCGAGTTTCTCCAGCGCGCGATCGAGGAACTTTTCAGCCCCAGGAACGAGCGTGGCCGCCGATGGTGTTCGCTGCCAGTCAGGCGCTTTGCCAAGGCCAGAGGCTGTGAGCTGTGATGCACTTTTAGGCCTTCGGTACTCCGCGCACGAGGAGAGACGTGAGAATGGATTCTCGACGCTCGGCATTTCGTTGGAAATGGGCTGGCCTTGCCTCTTGTTCTGAGTGGGTGCCGGCTGCGATGTACCCTGGCTGGGATCCGCATCGGTGCGCGTGCGGTACGCGACGTGGTAGTAGTACGTTGTATCTACGGCAAGCTCCGTTTCGTCGACGTAGCGATTGACCACGCCATCGAACGGGGCGACGTACAGAACCTTTGCGCCGAACTGTCCCGAGAGGTCCTTGGTTAGCTCCGTCGTCGCAAAGAGGTCCAGAACCTTGGCGGCCGTCTTGGCGCGAAAGTCTGTGGAGCGAATGATCGCGTAATGTGTTGGCACTACGCGGGCATCGTCGAAGCCTGACAAGCGGATTGAAGGTGCCACAGGCTCCCAGCTGAGGACTGGGAAGTAACCACGTCCCGAAGGTTTCACGTTGAGTCCGCGAGGAACAACATCCGCTACACCACGTGATGCACCAACGGTGTTGGCGCTGCTGGCGGGCGTGAAGAGTTTCTCGAAGAGGCTCGCGACACCTAACACACTGGTCAGGTCGGAGCCGCCGGCGAGCATCAGGCTGTAGGCCCAGAAGCTGCTGGTACCGAACTTTGGACGATTGGAGTCCTTGGGATCGTACAAGGCTTCCGCGATGGCTTTGACGAGATAGGCGTTCCCGCCGAGAAACAGCCCGCCTGGCTCGAAGATCTTGGCGAAGGATGGAGCGTCCCGAACAACCGAAGCTTCATCGAGACCGAGCGCACCGAGAATGTTTCCTTCGGGGAACCCGACGAAGTTTGAACCCGGTTCGTCGCTGGTGTTCGGCGACGAGATCACATTCACGAGGCCCTTCTTGGGGATCGGGATCTGAAGCAGGTAGACACCAGACGTGTCGAGCAGTTCGTTGACGAGCGTGGTTACTGCTTGAACAGCAGCTTGAATAGCGGCGTTGGTGGCCTGTACGGCAGCACCTTCTGTGTCTTGTGTGAGTACTTGCGCCGCCCGTGCTTGAGTTACCACGAGCTGCAATGCACTCTTTACTGCGTCAATCCCCGTCACCACTCCTTGCGCGATCGTTTGGAGTTCCGGGGGAAGGTTGAGGTTCAATCGCTGCCAAGCCATGGGCCTCCAGAAGTCGCTTTGCGCGGGCAATCTTGTTGAGTGTGACGACTCGCTGTAGAGTCGTTAACAGCGATCCAAGATCGCTGACGGCGCGTACCATTCCCGGGTGTTTCGTCCAGCTCACTGAGGAACCATACAGCATGACCAAGTTCAGCGCGATTCACGAGTCCAGCGGATTCACCATCAACATGATGGATCCGACGTCGGGCATGTCCATTGATTTGCATTTCGCGCCGGGACAAACTTCCCGGATGCTTCACGCGAACGTCGGAGGGCGCCTTTACCCCGTGTGGGTTCGCGTGGTGAAGCTGGCGGTCGACGACGAGATGGACATGTCGTTCCAGCTTCGCATCCCGGCCGCACGCAGCGACGTCCCGATCGCGCCTGCCGGGTCGCAGGTGCCTCATTCGGCGACGATCATCGGTCCGTTGCCGAGCGCGCGCGAGACCCCCCTCGCGCCACCACACCCTGCGACGGTGATGGACGAGCAGCACCTCACGAACGCGACGCGAGAAGCTCTTCGGTCGGATGGGAAGTGGGGGTCGCGCAGGCAGCTCACGGGCCAGATGCCTGAAGGCACGCACGCGAAGCCCCCGGCGACGACGGCCCCCGCCCCGGTCATGGAGCCGGTGTTCACTCAGGAGCAGCAGGACGCCATGGCGCGCGAGGATGCACAGCGCGAGCATCAGCGGGCGACCCAACGGGGTGATGCTCCTGATGACCTTGCTACGTTGACCCCCGGCGGTCCGATGACCGAAGCGCAACGCGACGCGATCAACGCCGAGATCCTTCAGCGTCGCGAAGAGAACAAGGGCATGACCTCCGCGCCGACGCAGCCCGAGTACGTGGAGCCTCCGGCGCCCAAGGAGCCCGAAGCGCCGAAAGCGGCGCCGGTTGCCCAGACGCCGCCTTCGAGGTCGCAGCACAATCAGAACCAGAACAAGCGCCGTTAGGCGACCGCTACCAGGCTCATCGTGACGCGCTGGTAGTCCATCAGCACGTTGAGGCCGACGACTTCGCCGGCCGCAACACCTGCCGTGGTCAGCGCGGCGCCAGTCACCGACACCACCATCGAAATGTCCGTGTGCAGCGTGATCGTGGCCGGAGCACCGCCCACCTGCGCCACCGGCTGCTCGCCGCCGCCGCCGCAGAGCCATGTCTGCGTCACGTTTCCGAGGCTGCCCGCGCCCACGGCGGTCGCTTGCACCAAGGCGTTCGCCGCAGCGTTCGCGTTGATGGCCGTGGCCAGCGTGCCGATCGCCGTGGTCGCGGCGATGCGAGTCACGGTGATGTTGGTGCCCGAAACAGAGACCGCGTCGGCACCCTGACCGCCGAGCAACGTGATCGACACGTTGTTCGAGTCGTTGCCCGCGCGCTGTGCCGCGATGCGCAGACGGTTGGTCGGATCGACGCCCGACACGAGCAAGTCCGCAATAGCCACGCCGCCGCCGTCGCCGCCGGTGAGGTAGCGGAAGGGGCGGCCCGGGATGATGTTCGGGCCGACGATCTCTCCGTTGCTGACAAAGGCCGGGATCAGCGCCGCGCCGACCACCGCCGTGGCCGTGATCCACACCGACGCGAGGGCGCTGCCAGCGACTTGCGCTGCGATGGCCGTGGCGGTGTTGGCCCCCGCTGCTGGAGTGACGATCACGCCGACGAGGCCGTCCGCGTACTCCTCGACCGAGACGCTGCCACCACCAGTGGCGGGAAGAACCAGGAAGCCGATGCGGCGACCGTTCGGGCCCTTGGCGACCGCTGTGATGGTCAGCACGGTCTCCAGGTTGTTGTAACGCGGGAGCGTGCCCGCCGGAGCGTACTCGTTGCCCGTGAGGATCAGCTCGCGCTGAATGTCGAGCTTCGCCTGCGTCCCTGCGAGCAGGTTCTCGCCGCGCACGGTGAGGGTGTTGGTGCCCGCGCCGACGGAGACGGCGCCTTCCACCTGATGGATGCGCGGGCGACCACCGGGGACCCAGTCCACGCTGTACGTCAGCGCCGGGCGCGTCTTGTTCGGGACGCGAACGCCCGCGTCGGTCACGGCCGGGAGGCGCATGTCCGAGAGCCGGCGCAGCGACGGCCGAAGGCGATCCCAGGTCGCCCCTGTGCAGCGGATCACGACCGTGGTCCCGCCGGTACCTGCCATGCGCATGAACGCGGCCTCGGGCGCGGTGCTTTCGAGCGCGAGGATGTCGGATGTGACGGCGGACGAAACACAAAGAACCGTGATCTGTGCGTACATTGAAGAGCCTCCGGGGTCGCCTGTAAATAGGCTTCCGAGCCGGAAAGATAATGCTCAGCCGATCTTGGTGATCAGCGTCTTGGCGGTACTGAGGTCGAGGGTTGTCGGTCGTGCCAATGGAGTAAGAGTGGGAGAGACCACGCCAATACCCGGATGTACGTGAGTGCTGATCAACGCAAAGAGCGCATCAAGCTGCCCTTTGAACCCGTTCATGATCGTTTGCAGTTCTTCAAACTTGGTGGCGTGTGAGCTGGGATTCGTGCTCAGCTCAATTGAGTCCGGGCGGCTTGTCGCGACCTTGAACTTCGCAGTACCAGGCGAAAAGGTCTGATCTCCCGCTGCGGTGTTTACGGCGTACGCTCCGGTGGCTTTCACGTTGACTGTATGGTCTCCGATGGTCGTGGTGGTCTTCTTTCCGACCACTGTCTCCCGGGCATCTCCGCCGATCCCGAGCGTGTGGTCCCCTGTGACGTCGTGACGAAACTTGCCTCCGATCGTGGTGCTGCGATCAGAGCTGACCGTTTCTACGTGTCCGCCTTCGTACGTGTGCGTCGCGTCCCCGGAAATACGTTCCGAGCTCGCCCCTGCGACTTCCGTCTCCCGCCGACCGTAGAAACGGATCGGGTGTACGTCCGAACCCGCTGAGCCGCCGTGTTGGTTCATGCCGCCGGCGGCGAAGATCTCACAGGCGCCCGTTGCTGATACGTGAAACCTGAAGAGCGATTGCCCCTCACGATTGAGTACTTCGAGGCGGATCATGTCGCCGGTGTGTCCGACGTCCAGAGCGATGGTGTACTTCTCTTCGTCAGGTCCAGTCTGTGTGAGTTGGTCAGTACCTCCACGCCAGATGAACGACGTCTTGCCGTCGTCGTTGACGTAGTTGTACTCGCCCATTTCAGTGACCACGCGCAAAAGGCTGGCGATGATCTGGACCTTGTCGGAGCCTCCGAATGCTTGAACTTTGGCGAGCGGGCCGCCGCGAAGCTGTGCGAGCTGACCGTGCAGCGCCGCGACTGACGCGCCGTCGGGTGACAAGCCTACGTAGTCCCCCGGCATGAGGTCTTTGGGCTCCCCTGGCGCGCGGGATGCTGCTCCCATGTTGCGTTGCAAGACGGGATCGTCACCGCCATGGCCGGGGACGTCGGTGACCGATTGTGGGGTCTCCTCTGTGACGGACGCCACTTCAGGAGGCAGGCACCCGATGATGTAAGGCATGCCTGCGTCGAAGGAGACCAGGACTTGGGTATGGGCAGGGAGAAGCGTGAGATCGCCAGGGTGCAAACGGAGACGTCCCATCTGCATGTGCCGTCCGTCGTTGAGGGTGACGGCGTACATGTGGCCGCGCGCATCGACGCTGAAGATTGTGCCGCGTACGAGCGGCAGTCGACCGCTGGTCGCGACGAAGGGGCCCTGACCTTGAGGTAGGGCCGCCTCGGCCGGGAACAGCGGATTGGAGGGGTTGAAGGGGCGTGCAGAAGGGCGGGGCTTGCGCATGCCCCGAGTCTATCAGAGAGCGGGCACCGTGGAATCCCCGAGCCCGTCGTCGGGGAACGAACCCATCCGGTTGTAGACCGCCGGCGGGAACGTGTTGGGCGCGAGACCCAGCACGGCGTCCATCAGAGGCCTTCCCACCGTGGGAACTTCCATTGCATCCGACGCCTGGAAGGGCAGGATGCGGTCGCAGAAGCCTGAGACAGACTCCATGATCATCGCCTGACCCGCGCCGATCTGCATGCCCCAGCTGTTGATCATGCACAGCTCCAAGTAGCACGACGCCAAGAGGGTGTGCGACTTGGTGCGCATGATCACCGCCATTCCGAACGGGATGTAGAAGAGCTCGGAGTCCAGGTTGATGAAGAACTGGCTCTGCGGTGCGCCTTCGAACGCGGCCGGGTCGTCGAACTGGTCGGGGTTGAGCCCGCCGACTTCGACCGCGTTGTGGTACAGGGCGCGCAGCAGGTTCTTCCCGTTGAGCATCACACGCTGGATGTTCCAGCTGCTTTGTGACTTCCCACGCAGGAAGTACGAGCGGCCAGAGCCGATCGCCATCATCGGGGTCACCGGCGCCTGCGTCTGCACGCCGAACGCCGTAAACATCCCGAGCGCCGCGAGCGTGCGTGCCGAGTTGGTACCAGCTCGTGCGACTGACCGGCGCGCGGGTCCCGCCAGGAGCAGGGTGTCGTCCGGGTGCGCCGCGTCGAACGTGGCGTTGTCGGTGATGCGCTCTACCTGGTTGCGCTGGAAGTTCCAGGTGGCCAAGCTCTTGGTAACGCCGATCGGGTAGGTTGCCATTTCGTTGCTCCGAAAGCTAGTGTCCGCCGCTGCGCATGCGGTCGAAGAGGGCGGACCCCATGAGCGCAAGGCCTGTGAGGTCCTTGGCTGATGGGCCCCGGTCGGCAGGGTTGGTGAACATGCTGTGTGCGGTCGTCGCGCCGAGCCCAAGGAGGCCTGCGGCGTCGAGGGCGGCGTGCAACTTCGGGTGCTTGTGCGGGTCTACCAACTTGGCGCCGATGAACGATCCGTAGCTGGCGACGTCGGCAAGATCCGAAGCCCCAAGGTGTGCGAGCTTCGCGTACGTGCTGCGCAGCACGGGCGACACCGCCGCCGACTTCCACGGCATGTTCACGGACGCGCCCCCTTTGCCCGTGCTCATGGCTGACATGACCGGCGCCGCAGTGGTGTACGCCTGCGCGCCGTAGTTGAGCGCCTTGCCGGCCAGGCCCGCCTTTGCAGTCGGGCCCATACCGAACATTCCCTTGCCTACGTTGAGCGCACCCTTTCCGAGCGCGCCCAAGACACCGGCCATTTTGTCGCGGGCGTTCACGCTCACACCACCAGCCGGAAGTTCACGCGGTTGAGGGGGCGAGGTACCGCGCCGGTGAAGTACAGCTCGATCGAGTCGGCGCTGAAGGGCGAGACCGAGATCGAGGTGACTTGCCCGCTGATCAGCGGCGCTCCGATGCGTGCGAGCTTCCGGCCCTTGAGCTCCTCTGCGCCGTCGCTGACGGCCCGGAAGACCTCGTTGAGCGTTTCGGGCAGCACGTTGTACTGGCCGATGAAGGGCTTGATGATACCCTGGAAGAACAGCGACAGGAAGTCGACGTTCTTTACCACCGAGAGTTCCCCCGTTTCGAGAGCTGTTGTGTCCGTGGTCAGCTGGTGGATGCACTCGGGCAGCGCACCAGGCGTCGCCTGGATGCACACGAACAAGCCGCCGTCCGACAGCTGCGACAGCTGCGTTTCGCTGTAGTAGCCCTGCGTGTGAGACAGCGCCCCGAAGCCGATGAACGTGCCACCGGTGAGGCCTGCTTGCGGAGGAACACCAGCGACCACACCACCAACCGCCGCCGCGAGATAGTACATCGGCTGGGGACCCGCGAGCGTGCGTGTCGAAGACACCGCGCGCGGCAAGGAGCCGTCGCGAAGGTCCGAGACCATGCCCACGTCGGGCCACACGACGGTGAGCCGCTTCGAGCGCGCGGACTGCACGATCGTTGTGAGCGCCAGGACCTGGTCATCCTTGGAGAGCGCCCGCACGATGCGGTAGTTCTGCGCGTTCGGGGTCGCGTCGTCGATGTAACGGTCCGGCAGATCTCGCGCGAAGAAGTGCGGGAGCTCGTTCGCGGCCTGGTCCGTGTCGTCCGTCCCGTTCGCGATGAGCAGCCGGTTCTCGTTCTGCACCGCCGCGATCAGGTAGGACAACACGCGGCCTTCGAACGCCGTCGGTCCGTAGTTGTTCGGGTCGATCGGGATCTGGAGCGTGTCTCCGGGGCGCACGAGATCCGTGAGGAAACGCGCGGTCCCGTCTTCGAGCCGGTTGTACAGGTCGTCGTTGACCACGATGGTCGAAACCGCCGAGCTGGCGATTGGACGAATCGAGGTGTACGGCTGACGCTCGGTCCAACCGATGGACGCGTTGTTGGCGTCGCCCGCGACGGCGGAGGCGTTCACGAGGTCGACGGACGTGGCGCTTGTGTAGACTGCGATCAGGAACGTGCCGTTGTTGGCCGGAGTGGCCGCGCCGGTGATGGTCATGTAGTGACCCACCGAGGCTGCCGTCATACCCGTGAGGCCTGTGACCCGGATGTTGCCAGCCGCCGCACCGACCACCAAGCTCGCCGCCGAACCGGTCTGGCCGGTGATGGCGTCGCGCGTGGCTTGGCTTGTCGGCGCGACAACATTGGCCGCACCTGCTTGAATCGAGGCGAGCATCAAGGTCTTGACGACCGCGTGGCTGTTCACAGCGGTGATGACCTCGGCGTGTGTGTTCGAGGTCCCGTTCACGGTCACCGTGATCGCGAAGCCTGCGATCGAGACCGCAGGCAGCGTGAGGGCGCCGTTTACTGCGTAGAGGACCGTGTAAGGCCCTCCCACAGCCGTCGGGTTGAGCATCGTGTACCGCACCGTACCGAGGGTGCCGCCCGCGCCGGTGGACACATCCACTTGCGCCAAGGTCGAGACCTTCACAGTGCCGTCGGGGGCCTTGATCACGAGCTCGATGTCGCCCGATGTCGCGCCGGCGGCATCATCCCAGCGCGTGGTGCTGGGGATGATCTCCAGGCTCATCGGATCGCTGACGTTCGGGTAGTTCTGGCTGCTGTTGACGTGGCCCACCTTGTGGGTGCCCCGCCGCGACTGCCAGTCGCTTGCGCTGGGCGTAAGCCCGATCGTGATCGAATCGCCCGGCAGCACGCTGCGCACGTTGAGCGTCGCGGTCGACGCGGCCGTGATCGAGAGCGTCCGATACTTGCCGGTCGCCACGCCCGTCGGAGCTTGCGCGACGCCGCTGATGGAGCCGTTCGAGATGGTCTCGATCTCCGGCAGGGGGATCGAGCCGATGCAGACACGGAACTTCTGGATGGTTCCGTTGGTGCTGGCGAAGCTCGGGTCCGCCATCTGATCGAACTCGACCTTGTAGGCCGCGTGGATGTTGATGTCCTGCGTCAGCGGAACGAAGCAGTAGAGGTCCTGCCTCGACGCCAGGGCGGCGCGGGCGGACAAGTGCCCTGCGGCATCGTTGGTCGCAACGCCGAACGCGTAGATCGGTACCGTTCCGCCGTTCTGGAGCGCGATCGAGAGTGCGACCGCGAGGGGGTTGCGCGCATCGATCTTGCCGTAGCCGACCACGACTGGCACGTTCGACACCGTCGTCACGCTGGCCGAGGTCACCGAACCCACATCCTGGAGGTCCTGGCGCAGCGCGCGGTACGCGAGGTACAACTCGGCGTACGACAACGACCGATTGACGAGGGTCGTGGCAGGGCTCGGCACTGTCGTTGTGGCCGCCGGAGTGATCGCGACGATCACTTGCACGGCACCCTTGAGCACGACCTTGTCGCTGCCACCTTCCGGGAACACCAGAAAGGCGTGGCTCGGGTCGTTCAGCTCTTGCGTCACCAGTGTCCGCTCGATGCGGATCTCCGTTGCGGCATCGTACGTCCACTGGTTCGCACCCGTGCCGGCATCCGGAAGCTGCGAGGTGAGGCGCAGCAGGCCGACGTTGGCAGGCGGCACTTGCCCGTTCGCGTCGGGTTCGCCGACGGACTGCACGGTGCCGATGAAGGTCTGCTCGTTCGCGGCCTGGGACGACGTGAGGATCACGGTGTCGCCAGGTTGGATGCCTGCCGCCACGAAGTCCGTCGTCGGTCCGCCCGTGATCGAGATCAGCGTCTTGTCTGCGCTCGATGTCGTGACAGCTCCACCGAACACAGGAGCCACGCCGGCACCCAAGTAGGTAGAACCGAGGACCACGCGAGGCGTGCGCAGATACGCGCGCACCGAGGAGTGATCCACGCGAGAGCCTGGGCTCTGCCCGGGGTACCCGCCGTCGAGGACGATGACCGCGTCGCTCCCTGCAACAGGGGGGCTGTACGGCGTATATGTGCCGTTGCCCGCCCGGCCCTGCAACTGCCCGTACGTCGAGGGCAACAGGATCGTCGCTGCGTCGTCGGGGTAGTCAAACAGGTCGTACGCAGGACCCACCACGATCGTGTTCAGATCGGGCGTGTTCGGCGTCGCCGTCGGGGCTGCGAGTTGCTGAAAGATGAGTACGAGAGGACGTGCCATTCGTGTCTGCTCCGTTGGGGCGAAAGATAGCGATGAGGAGTGTCAAGGGTTTGGACGCCGTGCAGTCGTACGTGTCAGTTCTTCGTTCATCTTGACGGCGACCTCTTGGAGTCGAGCTGCGATCGGCAAAGTGGTCCACTGGTACTGAACCATCGTAGTGAGTGTGACCGTCGTGCTGTAGATCGGCGACTTGCCGTTGTTCTCGCGGTACGGAACGGTCTCCCCCAACGTGGGCGGAGAGATCTCGTGAATGTTGAAGGTGGCGCGAATGAGGTGGTTGGTGGCCGCGAAGAACGCGAAGACCAGATCTCCCAGGTTGGCGCTGTTCCCGCGCGTGTTGCTGTTGCACAGGATCGCAACAGGCACGTACGCCCAGGCGGTGTACGTTTCGAGGCGCGTCGGCAGATGGACCGTCGCCAGGTTACCCACGGTAATTTTCTGGAGCTGTACCGTTCCCCTATCGACCAGAAGCGCGGGTGTGCGATTGCGCGCGTCAGGTTCGGCCGTGTACTCGCTGGCGATGTAAAGCCGCGACGGCTTTGTACCTGTCGAGGAGTTGTTCTCGGGCTGTTGCGGATCCCCGTCCCAAACGAACGGGAGGCCCAGAGCGTTCTCACCCGAGAAGCGCACTTGAAGACACTTCGCGAACACGCCGATGACCGCCTGTGGCGATCCCGGGAAGATGTCGGGATGCTGCCCCGCTACACGAGTCACACCGGGTAGAATCTGGCCGTCCATGGGGAACCTCAGTAAAGCGGGGAGAGGGTGTCGGGCGCGACGCGCATTTGGTAGATGATGTGGTCGTGATCGAGTTCCATACAGGCCACCTCTTGGTGAACGCTGTTGAGCAAGATCTGAGTCTCAACTTGCTGATCGATGATGAAGCGTCGCTGATCTGACAAGCTGATCAGGATGTCGTCGGCTTCGAGCGTCGGATAATCCGGCAACCAGAATGACCCGTCGTTTGTGTCGGAGCGTTGTGCTGGTGTGATTGCGGAGGTGTTCGCGGACACATTGCGACGGCCGTACGTTACGAAGGGCGTCCAGTACCCGCCGATGAAACCGGTACCCCAGCACTCCCGGCAGTTTTGGCGCATGACCTCTTGCGAGATCGGGTCGTAGCAGCCCGTGCCGTCTGGCTGAACGATGCACTTGGCGCCCCAACGTCGTTTCTTGAGCACGACGAGCTTTGTGCCGTTGAACTTCAGAGTGAGACGGAAATCGCGCTTGCTCTTGCGCAGGTACTGCGACATTTTCCTCGTCGCATTGGCCGGACCCGTCTCCTCCTTCGTCTCAAGGATGGTTCCATTGGGCATTCGGCACACCAGCTTGTAGTGCACCTCTTGGAACAATCGCATCTGATTGGGCTGCAACTCCGACAACGTGGTGGCCACCGAGTTGAACTTGTCGAGGAACGCGTACTGATCGTCGGACGCAAGTACTTGCTGCCAAGGCCCTTCAGGTCCACCTGATCGATACAGGTCGAACTGGAATACGCCAGACACATTTTCTGGCACGTCGATGAGCGACCACTGCACGTGGTATCCGTAGGGGAACAAGGCGGTAAAACGTGTGAAGCGCAAAGTGGTCACGGATCAAATCCCATGTCTGGTGTGTCCGAGGTGGTGGCTTGCGCCACGTTGTCGAAGCCGCGACGAATCGCGTAGTCGCGATTGACTGCGCCCGGGTTCTCGTAGCGCCCATTCCACACCAAGCCTTCGGGCAGTCGGGTCGCCAGTTGATCTGTCGAGAAGAGCTGCTGTTCCCGGGGTGACACATTCGTCGCGGGCGATACAGCTGCACGCTTGGTGAGTGCTGAGAGGTCAGTACCCCCAGGACGCATGTAAGGGGCCAAGATCGTCGCGAGTACAGGTGACGCGCGGTTCGGAACGCCCTTGAACTGCGCGTACCCGAGTACCTCTCCACCCTTGCCTCGGAGTGGGATGTGATACACTCCGGGCGGTAACCCGATCTGATCAACGACGCGTTGCAGTTCATCAACACCATCTCGATGAAACGGGGTGCGCTCCTCCATGCGATCGTGAGGGTGCGCCGCGTCCTTTACGGCGTATGGTCCGCCCTCTTGCGCGCTCGGTTCATTGAGCGTGACCTGCTCGTTGTTTCGAAAAGATGTCCCGGCTTCGAGCGCGACCTGTTGCGCACGAGACGCACCACCGTTCCCGCGACCCGGGTTCATGTCGCCAGAACCCTCGCCTACGGGCGTACCCGAGAGGTACGTCGTGGACTCAGGGGTCAAGGCGTCACCGGCATTGTGAGCTGGTCTCCCGTACTGAACAGGTCAGCTGAAGATCGCTGAGCACCGGCGGCCGATGCGTCGAGGAAGTTCTGTTTGTAATCCCCTGGCCAGGGTTGACGAAGCGCCCCGCTCTGGTTCGATGGCGTCTTTCGCGTCGGGGTGGACGCGGCAGTCGGCGCGGGCGAACTGGTAACGCCCGACGTAACACCTGCCGAAGCGCACTTGGCGCCAGTGAGTGCGAGTACAGGAATTTGAGGGGTGGTGAAGAACTTGGGCACGGACCAAGAGTAGGCCCGTGCCTCGTGGGTGGGCTTAGGTCAGCTGCGCCTGCTGGCCGAAGACGATCTGCTGGATCGCTTCCGCGTTGCCGATGCCGATGCCGGGTACTGCGTAGGTCCAGAAGGTGATCATATCCGCGCGCTGCTCGATAAAGAGCGTCGCGTCCTGGAGCAGGAAGAAGTTGCCGAGGTAGTTCTGCGGCGCGAACATCCAGCACTCCTGGGTGTTGTACACGTCCGTCTTGGCCGTCGTGATGACCGGCATGCCCCAGAGGCTGTCTTCCTTCTCGACGCCCTGCTCGTAGTGCTTGCGCGCGATGCTGTCGCCGATGAGGGTCGCCGGGAGGTTCATCGCCTCCTGGAAGAGCGACTGCGTCATGAGCATCTTGCCCATGGGCAAGCGGCGATTGATGATCGCCTGGCTGCCGCGCACGAACGCCGAGGGAGTGAACGCGCCGGCCGGGGTGCGCTGGACGCCCGCGTTGGCGTTCACGCAGCCGAGCGCGGTGCGGCGGAAGAAGATGTCTTCCTGGTCGGCCATGTCCTTGACCGAGTTGTCCGCGAGCACCTTGCGGATGTCGTAGTTGTACGTGAGGAGCTTGTACTTCGACTTGACGAAGATGTCACTCTGCGTCTTGCCGAAGTACACCGCGTACTTGCGACCACGGTACCAAGTCGCGGCCGGCGTGCCGTCGAAGGGCACGTACGTCGCCTTGGAGTTCGGCTCCTTGTCGACGATCTTGCGCGGCTCGTCCGATTCGAGGTCCTCGCTCAGCTCGTCCTCGTTGAGCTTCTGCGGAATGATGATCATCCGGACCGCAGCTTCCTGGCGGACGCGAGTGCGGATGAAGGCATTGCCGATCTCTTCGGCCTGCTTGGTCTGTCCGGCCTTGAGCATCGCGCCGAACCTTTGGTTCAGCTCGGTCGAGCTCGCTGTGGTCGTTTCGGTCTGGTACATCGTCGTTTGTCCTCGTTGGGCTTGTGGTCGGGGTTGTTGATTACGGCTTGAAGATCACGTGGAGCACGCCGTTCTTGAAGCCCTGGGCACCCACGTAGCCCACGCGCTGAACCGTGCTGTTGGCGGTTACTTCGGACACGAAGCGACCGGCAGTCACCACGAGGTTCGTGCCGACCGGGAACGACGAGCCCGTCACCTTGTCGGTGAGGACTTCCACGGGGCCGCTGAGCGCCACGAGCTTGCCCAGGTACGCGCCGTCGAAGTCGTCGTCGCCGGAGTGAACGAGGCACATCAGGATCGGGAGCGCGGGCGTGCCGAGGGTCGGCGAGGTCGCCAGGTCCCAGTTGCCGCTCGCGTTCAACGTGACCACGTGGCCGGGCTCGATGGTGCCGGGCGTCGGCGTACCCTCGGCGTTCGGAACGCCGGGTCCCGAACCGTTGTCGATCGCGGTCGCAGCTTCCTGCGCCAGACCGTTCGAGAACCAGAGCGACGCGTAGCCGCCCGGTTGAGGCATCGCCGAGATCAGGTCGTACTTGCTGTTGAGCTTCATTGTCCGTACTTCTCCGTTGTGTCGATGTTAAGGGCTCAGCCCTCGTAGTAACCCTCGGTCGCGTCGAAGACGGCCGCTGCGAACTGTTCGTCTGCGAGCTTGATTGCCTCGGCGCGCGTACGCGGCGTGATGTTGCTGAGATCGCGCGATTCGACCGCGTCTCCGAAGGACGGAGCCGGAGCCGCCGCCTGCTTCACGAAGGTGTCGAGGGCTTCCAGAAGCTTGCCGTCGTCGGTCGTCGCCAACTTGGCGCGAAGCTCTTCAGGAAGCTCGGTGCCGAAGCGGTCACGCAGGAGTGCGTTGAAGGCTTCGGCGGAACTGGCGACCTTCGTTTCGGGAGGCGGAGCGGCGGCCACCTTGACAGCCTCCGCGTCGCGTTCCAGGCCCAGGGCATCCAAGGCTTCGGCAATCTTTTCCAGCGCGCTCATGAGTTGACCCGTTCTTGCAAGAGTGTAAGGCCGCGAATTGCACGAAGAGCGCGAGCGTTCTTCTCGTGGAAGCGCGTCATGCGCGCGACCTCCTCGCAACGACACGCGTGCGCAAGCTTGCGGAGGCTATCGCCGGGCGTACCCAAGTCGATGGGCGCCGCCGGGAGCTCGGGTGTGAACGCCGAGAGATTGGCCTCTTTTACGGCGTACAAGGACTCGAAGGTCACTTCGGGTTCAGGGAGCTGCCGAAGCAGCGCCGCCAATTTCGCGAGGGCCATTTAGCGCTCCACCAAGTGCTTTCGCAGGACTGTGTCGAAGTTCGCCAGTTCGGTCGCCACCTTCACGTTCGAGAAGGCCGCAGCGGCTTCTTTGAAGAAGGCATTCACGTGTGGTGCTGCGCTCTCGAAGGCCGCTTTGCGCAGCCCCAAGTGCTCGGCTACCAGTTGTGCGCGGCGTTCGTTCTTCACTTGGCTGTCGCGATCAGCTGCTTGGCCACTTCCTGGCCGTGGAGGTAGTGCTCGGCGGCGCCCTTGAAGATCGCTTCCTCGGTTTCGCGCGCGGCCTCTTCCTCGGCCTGCTTGATCGCGTCGGCGGGCGCGGCATTCTGGCGCTCGGCGGCGCGCTTCTCGATCAGGGCGTACGCGGCCTCTGGGTTCTCCAGCGCGAGCTTCGCGAACTTGAGGACCTCGGGATCGATGCCACCGTTGGCCGGCTGCTCCGCAGCGGTCTTCGCCATCACCTCGGCGGCGATCTTCTCGTAGTGGCCCATCTGCGCGACGAAGGTATCGGCCATGATCAAGCCGCAGCGGGCCGCAACCTTCTCCAGATCGGCCGCATCGCTTTTGGCGAGATCCGACGCGAGCTTGTTGATCAGGGGCATCACGGGCGTCGCCGTCGACGCAACCTTCGCGGTGGCTGCCGCCGTCGCCGCGTCCACTGCCGCCGCCACCTTTGAAGTGGTTGAAGCCGGTTGGGTCGGCGCTTGCTGCGTGGGCGCTGCCGCCGCCGTCTTGTTGCGACCGAGCAGTGTGTCGAGGCTGAGCGATTGAGTGTTCATCTGTCTTTGGGCTCCTGGGGCAGTAGGGTAATCAGCGCCAAAGCACCGCTGCGATGTTTTGGCAGAGAACGGTGAGGTCCAACGTGGGCGGACCGTAGAGCTCCTCGGGAGCTCCGATCGCACCTTCGAGAAGCGAAGCGAGCTTCTGCGACTCGGGCATTCCGAGCCACGTCGCAAACGGCCCCCCGTGCGCGCGTGCTCGATCAGCGGCCTGTTCGTCGAAGGCTGCCCGCTGGACGAGCGTTGAAACCTTCATGAACTCGGTGCCGCCGGAGACTGGGATACCCTGGTCCGTGCCGTACTCATGGTATCGGTGCGGCGGAAACATCTTCTTCATCGCTTTGGTCGTGGCCCAACCGGCGGCGGCACTTGCAGGGAGCGCCCACAGCCCCGCACGGTGTCCGAGCATCGCGCGCAAGCCTCCGGCGTACAAAGTCCCCATCAAAGCCGTACCCGCGAGTTGGCTTTTCACATCTTCGTTGTGTGCGCCCATCGCAGCGCCGCGCGTGGTCTGGTACTGCTGACCGGTCGCAGGGTCCGTCATGGTGAACACGTCGGTCTTCGCGGGTTCCGTGGCGCGGTGCCAGGCTCCAGGGCCGATCGGTAGATCGAAGTCCGAAGGCGCAAACGCCTGTTGGCGCAGGTAGTGACCGAGGCCTCCCCGCTTCTCAATCCACTCGCCGATCTTGTTGAGGGGCTCTCCATTTACTGCGTCAATACGCAGCTGAATTGCGCCGCCCAACTTTTCTTCGAGCATCGGGTGCATATCGCAGATCGTTTGCAGCACCGGCTGGATTGCGGCGACACGGTCGAGCCACTCAGCCGTAACCGTGTGACCCATTCGCGTGGCGAAAAGATCAGTCACCTCGTGAGCGCCAAGCACGACACCTGCGTAGGCCAACGACGAGAGGGCGGTTGCGACAGGCACAGATGCCAACACTTCGCGAGTCGCGCCGGCGAGGCTTGGCCACTCCCGGGCGATCACATCAGCCTCGCGCCGATAAGGACTACGAGTCAACTCCGCGAACTTGGAACGTTCTTGCTCGGCACGGCGCACACGCTCTTGATGCTCCGCACGACGTTCTCCAAGTTCTGCGCTTGAAATAACGATCGTCTCCGCGACTTTCTGAAGCATGTAGCCTGTCGGGTCCGCTGGACGAAACACGAACGAGATGTCGAAGAACAAAGGGCTCGGATTGAGCACAGAACACTTGCGACCATCCGGCAATACCTTGCGGAGCATCGTGGCCGCGTGCACGCAGTAATCGGCGCGCGTAGGCGCCCGGTGTCCACAGATCGTGCACACGTCCCAACGCACGCGAGCGCCCATGCTGACGGCGGGGAAGTCCCCGTCGCCGATGCGCTGCGCCATACGTGCGTCGCGGTCGTTGTAGCCCTTGAGCAGGAGCTCGACGCGACGCATGTAGGGGTTCCACACCGCGTTGCGGACGTCGCCGAGAGACTTGGTCGGATCGCTGTTCTTGTGGTGGAGGTAGATCCCGCCGTGCTTCTCGAAGCTCTTGTAGTGGTGCAGGAGCGTCTCAGGCTCCGCGATCCAACCCGCAGGGTTCGAGCAGTCGGGGTGTCCGCAGCTTGCGGGCTGCCCAACTTTGTACGGCATGGCCGGGAAGCCGTCGCCGTTGCGGTTGTCGTCGTAGTACTCCCAAGAGCCAAGCGCGTTGACGAGGATGTAGTACACCCCCGGCTCAGCCTGGATGGTCTGGAGGAAATCGTAGAGCGGCGACTGCGCGGACGCCAACGCGGTCTTCTCCATCGAGAGTCCGCCCCGTCCATTTGAAAATGCCACGAGCTGCGCAGTCGGCTCTCCGGTGTTAGCGAAGTGCTCGCCGAGCTCTACGATCTTGTCCATCGGGGGAAAATGTAAGAGGCGGGCTACTTGGCCTTGGCGAGACTCTCGGCGTGGAGTTGAGACGCCCCGTTACCGAGAAGCGCGCCGGTGGCCGCTCCTGGCAACGCGAAGCGAAGAGCCCCGCGCAACCGGTTGTTGTCGTCGGCGTACGCGCCAAAGCCAGCACCCGCGACCGCACCGGCACCTGCGCCCACAAGTGCTGGGTTCTTCTTGATCGTCGACAGAAGTGCTTCCAGGGTCGACGCGTTCTTGGTGAACTCGGCCAAGTCCGTCAGCGCCGCTTCGGCATTCAACTCCTTCAAGAATTGATGCTCTTCAGGCGTGTACGTACCTTCAGCCGCGAGCTTGTCGAGCGCAGTATCCACGATCGCCGCGCCGACGAGTGAGGCCGCGAAGGCTTCTCGCGTCGGTCGATCTGCGCTGAGCTTGGTCCCGGCATCACAGCGCGACCAAGCCGCGAGCGCGACGTGAGACAAGCCCTCAACCAGGGTTTCCCCTTCGCTGAGCGCCGCCTCCTTGATCGCGCCCCACGCCTTTACCGCGTCAAACATTGAGCTCCTCCAACGCGGTCAAACCGTCCAGGATGACGGCACGATTCATGTGGTTGCTGGCGAACTTCGCCCCCAAGCACTTGGCGAGCTCCTCGTACGAGCCGTCGGTGGGGGCGTACTCACCCTGTGCCCCCAGCACGAGCGCCGAGAGCTTCGAGAAGCCGTACGTACGCAGCGCAGCGCGCAACGTCGGAGAGACAAGCAGAGATGGGTTTACCACGGGTTGCCGTTGCCTTTCGCCTGGGCGAGGTTCTTCTCAGCCTCGGTGATGATACGCAGGGTGGCGAAGTCAGGCCCTGTATCGTGCATGCCGCTCTGTGCGACCTGACGAAGCCACGTTCGCGTGAGCCCGGGGTCTTGGCTCATTGTCGGCGCGAACTTCTTGAGCGTGCTGAACGCCATGGGCAACACGTCCGGCTTGTCCTTGTGCAGCGCGATCAAGTCTGGGTCGAGCATGGCGTGGTCGTACGACGCCCTGTGCTTCGGCTCGTCGTAGAACTTCTTCTTGAGCACCTTCTGGATCGCGTCGATAGGGTCGCCGATGAACTTCGAAGCCAACTGACTGGCCAAGCTGTTCGCAAGGGCGCCCTGCATCGTCGGATACACCGGCGTGTACGGCGACTTCGGAGGCTGTGCTTTGAGCGCCGCAAACTTCTCGTAGCTCGCGTAAACCGCCATCGAAGGCATCGGTGTCGCCATGTTCCCTTGCGCATTGGTCTGGTAGTCACGCATGCGCATCTCCTGTTCCGTCGCGGCCTGGTTGCCGCGCCATGCTGTGGTTCCGAGAAGTGCTGCACCGCCGGCGAGCCCAAGAGCCCCCGCGTTGCGCGGTGCCCAGTTCTGCTGGGGTCGTGCTGTAGGTGCAGGCGACGTCTGTTGTGGAGGCGGCGCGAGCGCTTGTCTGTACGGCATCTGAGGCCCCGGCGGCAACGCGGCAGAACCCTGCGGGGCTGCTTGCGGCGCAGGGCGAGGCGCCGGTGTCTGGTGGTGCGCAGGTACCACGTGTCCGTGCATCTGGAGGTACTGCTCCGGGGTCATGTCGCGGTAGTTCTTCTGACCAGCCAGAGCATCCGGAACATTGAGCCCCTGCGCGCGTGCGGTCGCCGTTGCCTTCGCAACTTCGGCTTCGCCTTGCTGAATCTGCTTGAAGCGATCGACGGCCTGATCCGCTGCGCGAGTCTGCGCGAACTCTTGCTTCGCCCCGCCGAGCGCACCCTTCACCTTCTCACTCAAGCGTGAGAGGGCGCCAGGGCCCTTTTCACCAACGCCGACACCGTGCGGCAGTGCTTGTACAACATTGCCCTTGACCTGAGCAGGCAGAGCGCCCATGTGGTGCAACGTGTTGACGGCGCCCTGGAGCTCTTGCTTCACCCCTTGCTGGTGGGCGACCTGCTTGGCTCCAGACGCAAGCCCACGTGCAGCGGCGCCCGCCTGCTGAAGGAAGCCTGCGTTCTTCTGGAGGATGTCTTCCACCTCCGCGAGAGTGGCCTTCTTATCGCGCATGGCGGAGCACCTTGCGCAGCTCCGCGTGCTTGCGTGTGAGCTGGGCGATCTTGGTGCCTGCGTCTTCGTACGCGCGCCGTGCGGTCAAAGCGAGACCCAACTGCTTGGAGTTGTCGTCGGGAGTCCCCACCAAGTCATCGCTGAGTTCGGCCAGCTTCGCCGTAACGTCGTGCAGCGTGTCATCGGTTGCCAGCTGCGGGCGGCCTGTGTGGCGTCGCAACAGATCGAGCTCGGGAAGCACGTCGCCACCGAAGAGCGCCACGGCGTTCTTTTCAAACGCGTCGTGATCCCAGTTCATCAACTGCGAATTTCGAATGAGCTGGTTGACCGCGTCCGACCATACAAAGTCGTGCGCGATCTTCTCGGCTCGTTGCTCTTCGAGTTCCCGGGCACAGCGATTGAACTCGATCAACGGAGCACGTGTAGGCTCTGCGTACGTCTCCGCGACCGCGACCATCGACGCGACTTTCGAACGCGTTGATGCTTGCAGGGTGGGTCGATACTGAGGCCGCAGCTCGTCCTCCAACTCTGGGTACGTCGCCGCCGCTTGCTTGGAGAAGCTCGTCGCCGCCGCTTGGTTGAGTTGGCTGATCACGCCCTCTTCGTCCGCAAGTTCCCAAGTTGGGGAACGTACGTCACCCGTCATGCTGGCGTGCTTCTGTTCGAACGCCTTGGCGTTCGCGGCACGACACAATCGCCGGATCTGTTCTTCATTGAGCGCATTATCTCGTGCGAGCTTGGTGGCAAGCTCCCCGAGATTGGCTCCGTTTTGACCCTGGCCGGCCCAGAACACGCGAGCGAGTTCACTCGCTTCACGATCGATGTCGCTGTTGTCCCAAGAGGTCATGTGTGCCTTTAGTCTAGCGTTCCGCTGTCACTCACGAATGATGGCGCGAGGATCCAATTCAAGTTCCTCGGGAGTCTTTGTCTCGTCCTTTGAAACGAGGGCGAGCTTCAATGCCACGATACTACCGGGCTGCTGTTTGGCCGCTTCGTTCTTCAAGAGGCTATCCGCCAATGAAGCCGCGTGGCGTTGCCATCGTTGCGACTCCTGTGCGACCCGGCTCGTGATTGAACGTCCGCGATGCTCAAACGATCGACTGTGCGCATCTGCAAGAAGTTCGTTGAGCACTTGTGTTGGCGCAGGCAGCGGCTTGGGGCCGATGCGAAACCGGTCAAGCAGCCGTTCAGGGCCTTCTTCTGATGCGAGGTTGTAGTACTGCTCTCGATCGTCCTCGGCTTGCTCACGAACGAATCGAAGCACAGCGAACACTGTAGGGAACGCGGCTCGCGCGAAGAACAAGTGCTTGAATGCTTCGTAAGTCCCGGGCGGAAGCTGTAGGGCCTCATCAACCTGAGCCCCGACAGCGCCAAACAGGATGAGCGCACGCAACAAAGGAACGGCGACGGGATCCTGTGTAAGCTCGTAGGCCGTCGCAACGGCCTCCGCTACGGGGTCCTCATCAACGGGCGTGTTCTCTACGAGGTAAAAAAAGGCGCGCTCGAACGGGTCCGTCGGCGCCTCGGCCTTGTTTCGAACAAGGTCTCGAACCGCCTCCGCACGGGCCGAGGGGTTGGGTAGCGGCTTCATCAGCTGATTATGCGGCGCGCGCTCCGTTGGGGGTCAAGGAATCACCGTACTGGTTGAGCTCCAAAAGCGCGTCTCCAAGCATCCGGAAGACGTCACGGATGGTCTGCTCGATACGGGTGTACGCTTCGGCGCCGATCTGATCTTGAATCATCCGGCTCTTCACGTACAGAAGGAGCAGCGTGCGCCCCAATCGATCAAGCGCGTTATCGAGCGTCGGTGTGTAGTTCTGGAGCAAGTCCCGAACCGATCGTACGCTCGCGAGCGACGCAACAGCCGTCGCGTCGAAGACACCCTGGTTGTCGAGCTCGGCCGCCTGGTCCAAGAAGGCCGGGTTGATCTGTTGGTCAAACAGCGCTGGATTCGGGTCCTTGGGCATGACCGGCATGGGCGGCTGTTCCGGCTGCTGCATGCTCGGATCTCCTTGCATCGCTGGGTCCCTTCCCATGCTCGGATCCATCGGCGGCTGTTGCATGCCCGAAACCGTTCCGGGTTGCGGTTGCATGCTTGGATCGGCAGGCGGCGGGGCGCCCTGCGGTGCCCCCTGCGCAGGCGGAACTGCGCCCTGCTGCATGCCTGGATCCGTAGTCAACCCCGGCACGGGAGCCATCGCGGGCTGTCCCATCACACCCTGCGACGGGCCGCCTGCCATGGCTGCCGCTGCGCCCGGAGCCGCCATTGCGCCACCGCCCGCGTCGATGCCCTGGCTGCGTCCGAGGATCTCGTTGAGCATCTGCTCGGCCTGATCGAGCGCCGCGCGCTGCGCCGCCACTTGTGTGAGCTTCTCCTGGATGGCGAGCTCCATGCCCGTCGGCGGAGGCGGCGCCGGTGCCACCATGCTCGGGTCCATCATGGGCTCTTCGGACGGCTGAGGGGCCGCGCCTTCGGCGGCAGTCTTCTCCGCCCACGCGCGCACGGGTACGCCTGTACGGGTGATCTCGACAATCTCCGCCGCGTCCTTGAGCCCGAGGTTGTACGTCGTCGCGACCTTCACGATGGCTTCGATCTTGTTGTCGGATGACCAACCATGCCGTCCGACGACGTAAGCCCCGTTTGAAGCCGTCTTGACCTCGATCTTCTTGAGGCCCTTGCGCTTCACACCTTGCTCAAGCACCTGCATCACGGCGCGCTGACTGTCGAGCAGATCTCCGTCGCGCAGGTCCTCGGTGACCTTGAGCCACCGGAACGAGTTCGGGAAGATCAACGCAGAGGCCCCCGTCGGCTTGATCACACGACCGCCTCCGAGCTTGCGGGACATGATGATCTTCGATCGGTAGCCGGCGTTGATCGTGACCTGGTCGTCGGACACGTTCACGTCTTCGGCGTAGAAGATGTCGGTCGCACGGAAGGTCAAATTCGCTGTCGACACCAGGCAGCCACGCTCCCGGCGCTCCGGAGACTTCTCGGTGATCCCGTCGATGAACGCTTCGAGCTCTTCTTGCGAGGCCGAGAGAACCGGCTCCACCACGAGATGATCCAGGCAACCACCACGACCCCCGGACATGAGCACGAGATAGCGGGGACCTTCCTTGTAGGCGTCTTCCTTCAAGCTCTTGTGGTCGTCACGTGCCATGCGCTGATTGTCTGTCTGCGCGGGGCTCACGCAAATCGGATCGGGGATGATCAGGGCCTTCTCGGCCGTACCGTCGGCCAAGAAGACCATGTACACGCCGGGCGCGCCCGGAGTCGTAAGCCCCACCAGCTCCTCTGGCATCGACACCACGGAATCGCGCATCCCGTCGCGACGATCCTTCAGGTAGAACCCGTGGTAGCGCACGGCCTTGTAGGCCTCTTTCGCGCCGTCGACCCCGAGCTCCTTCTTGATCTCTTGCCGATCGGTGCTGGCTGTGACGAGGTACACGTCGCGCTTGATCGGCATCTCGGTGTGGATGCCAGCGGCGGTCTTTTCCTCGGTGAGCTGAAGCGCCGCGATCAGAGTCTTTGCGCCGTAAACTTCCGCGAGCTTGCGGAAATAGGGGACGCACCGCTGGAAGTAGCGAGCCAACGCCACCTTTTGGTGGTTGGCCATCTTCGAGAGCAGCTCGGGGAATACGACTGGCGGGGTGCCATCCGATACCTCTGCGACCTTTGCCGCCGTAAACGGAGACCACGCAGGGTCGCTGTAGTCCTCGGCGTAGGAGTACCTGCCCGTGGTCGGCGGCAACATCTGATTACGCAGATCGACGTCCGTCGTCAGGGTCTTGGGCGGCTCTACACCATCCCCCATCGTGGACACGCCAGCTGTGGCCGTTTGCAACCACTCCGCTGTGAGCGGGTAGAAGCGGTCTTTCACGCGCGTGTAAAACATCTCCAAGGGCTTGATCGTGTTGTCGACGATCACGGCCGGGATGAAGAGCACATCGTTCGCCGCGCGCAAGATGAACGCACCGAGGCCTTCGCCCGCGCTCGCATCGGTCGAGAGCACACGGAACGTGAGCAACATGTCGAGCAGCTCGGGGTGCGTCTTCGCAAAGGCGTTGCGCGCGAGCTCAGTGAAGCCCTGTGTGAACAGGTCGTCCTCATCCTGCTGACCCTGCGGCTGCTGAAACCCTTGCGTGCGCGGCGACTGCGAAAGGGCGAACGGATCCATCGACATCTGCAATGCTCCCTAAATAGGCGAAGCGCCCGTCGCCGAAGTATACGGCTGGCGGGCGCTCCGTTAGTAGCGTGAGGCTGTACTACTTGCTGAGCTCTGCGACGTACTGCCCGTGCAGGTGCTCGGGCATGCCGGCCAGCGCGATGATTGTCGCGCGCTTCTCGCCCGTGGGCATCGTTGCGGGCAACTTCTTGCCCCACTTCTCACCGGCAGCCTTCACGCGCTCATTGTACGCGCGCTCCGCCGCCGTGAGGGTCTTGGTCAGCTCCGGGTTCACGACGTCGGGGGCCTTGGGAGCCGGCATCGTCGCGCCGATCTGGCCTTCGTCCGGCAGATCGGTCTGGCCTCGACCTGGGAGGTACTCGTTCGGCTTGCGGTTCTCCATGTCGAGCTTCGCGTTCGCGTTGGTCTTCGCGGCGCTCTCGGGCGTGTTGGCGCCCGTCGAGTTGAGCGAACCTTCGGCCGCTGCCTTCAAGGTCGCGAGCAGCGCGGCCTCCTTGGTCTTCTTCTCGTCCTTGTCGTCCTTCGGCTTGTCCTTCTTCGCCTTCATCATCTCGACGAAGTCGCCGGCGGCCTTTTCGCCAGGGGCCTTCCCGTCGTCCATCTTCGGCGCGGGCTCTTCCTTCAGGGCGTTCGTCTCAGGCGCCGGGGTGGGGTCACCTTCGCCCATGCCTTGAGGCATGCTGCCCTCGGGTGCGCCGCCCATCTGACTCTGAAGCGCCTGCTCCAACGCTTCGATCAGCGCGGGGTCCGGTGTGTGGTGCTCCTGGTCCTGCTGCATCAGCACTTGCTCGATCAGCGCGCCGATGTCATTCGCGGTCTTCGCGTTCGAGAGCACGAGGTTCATCGCTTCGAGGCCGGTGTTGCCGGCTTCCGCCAGGCCGCACGCGGCGAGGACGACCTTGGGGTCGCGAGGGTCGTAGCCGCGTTGCGACACGCCGCGCACGAACTGCCAGGCGCGGTCGAGCTGCGCCTGCTTGTCGAGGTGCGTGAGCGTGTTGTCGATCGCCGGACCCTTGGGTGCCTCGGGGTGCGGCATCTGCTTGCCAGTCACGCCGCCTTGCGGAAGGTCCGTGTGTCCGCGCGGCACGATGTACGCGCGCGGCGAGCGATTGCGGTTGTCGAGCGCGGCGTTCGCGTTCGTCTGCGCTGCGCTCTCGGCCGTATTGGGGCCGGTGTTGTTGAGGCTGGCTTCGTCCGCCATCTTCTGCATGTAGAAGCTGGCGACCATGCCGGCGCGCTCGTTCGCATCCATGAGCGACGCCTGCTTCTGGCGCGCGTAGGTCGATGCGAGCGCGGGGCTCTTGCGGCCTTCGGCGAGCAGGTCGTTGGCGATCTTGATGTTCACGTCGTCGGGCAGCGGGCTCTCCAGGAACTGCGGGAGCCTGTGCTTGCTCGCGATCTTGTCGAACACGTCGCAAGCCACCTTCTCGTTCACCCACGCGGGCATCCAGCCCTCGTCGACGAAGATGTCGCTGATGCCCTTGAGGTACGTTTGATTGAAGACGGTTGCCATCGCTGAGTAGCTCCTTGGTGTTCTGTGCGTAGTTTAGGTGGCCGCGTCTATATCAGGCGGCACGATGTCGTTGAGGGCGTTCAAAGGGCCGCCGGTGGCGCGAACGACGTTGCGAGCGTGTGGTCCGAGCTGTGCGTAGTTCGGATCGTACGGTTGCTTCTTGTGGTCGAACTTGGACGCCAGAGCGCGCGCACCTGACTGAACCGCGCCTTGCAGGGCCATACCGGGCAAGCCCAAGCGCGCGGTAAAGGGCGAGGCGACGAGGCCGGAGATCGCGTGCGCCAGATCGCCCTTGCGTGTCGCAGGATCACCCTTGAGCGCGATGCCGCCAAGTTCCATCGCTGGCACTCCGAGCGAAAGGGCTTTCATCCACATCGGCGACTTCGGCGACATGTAGAAGTCCTTGACGTATTTGCCGCCAGCGCGCACAGCGCCGCCGACGCCGCCCCCGGCTTCGATGTGGTGGTCTTTCAATTGCTTCGCCAAGGTGATCGGCGAGCCTGCCACCATCTCGCGGCCGAACTCCCCGACGTGCTTGCCGAAAGCCTTGAGCTTGTTGAGGACGCCCGGCTGCGAAGGGTGAATGACGTGTTCACTGAACAACGCGTTGCCCGCTGCGCTGAAGCCCTTACCTCGGCGAAAGCCCTTCCAACCTGCGCCCGTCCCAGCCAGGAGCTTTTGAAGGATGTGGCCACTGTCGTTCTGATACGCCTTGGATGCGGCGCGACCCGCGCGACCGAGGGCGCTTTCAAGAGGGCCGACTGCTTCATACGCGCTTTTGTCGAGGCCATAGAGGGTCGCGACCTTCACACGGGTCTGAGCCTTTACCGCGTCAATGTCGAAGCTAGAAGGTTCCATTGGGTCCGTGTCGCAATTCCGCTCCGAAAGCATACGCTGGCACTGCGTGCGTGCCATGGATGTCAGAGGTCTCGCCGAACTGCGCGGCCTCCTGCAAGGTGTTCTTCAGGTAGCGGTGCGACAAACGCGCCATCCAGTCGCGCTCCAAAAGCGGGTTCATCGCGAAGGGCTTCATGACGAACTCGACCTGGGGCATGCGTCGCGCCGTGCTCACTTCGTGCACGCCGTGGCCCTGAAGCTCCTTCGCGACGTTCGGTGTGATCAACGTCCCGACGGTGTGATGGAGAACCTCGGCCCCCAGGCGTTTGCCGATGGCATCTGCCACGGGCAAACGTGCGACGTCATGTACGTACGCATCGCGAAACTGGTTGTAGTTGATCGTGTCACCCTTCAAAAGCTCGGGGTGATCCGGGTCACTTTCAAGCAGCCGCACGTGATTGATCTCGCTCTTGGCGAGCAGCTCCAAGTGCCGCTTGTCGAGGTCGACACCCTCGCCCTTGTACAGCGCGTACATCGCATCGACGAAGTGCGCGCGGCCCTTGCCGATGCCTTTGGCCGCCACGATCTTGGCCGGGTGCGGAACACCATCGGTGAGCGTGTCGCCGTGCTCGACCGTCTGCCCTTCGTGCGCCGTGACCGTGAGATTCGGGCCCGCGTACAGCTTCTTTGCACCGACGTGGATGTAGTGGCCGCCTTGAGGTGCCTTTTCGATCTGACCGACCTGACCGGCATGCGGTGCGAGTACGGCTTCGTGCTTGAATGCCTTCGGGATCTCCAAGAGCTGCCGCACACCCTTCAAGCCTGAAGGGGCTTCCGCCTTCTCCTTGACCATCAACGTGCCGTGACGCGACGAGAGCGCCATCTGCGTGAGCGGCTCTGCCATGGCTTGGGCCGCGCGAACGCCGACGGTGATGCCGACGGCGTGCATGTGCCCCTTCTCGTTGAGCCCTTGGCAGTGCTGGCAGACGCCTTGCGTCGCGGCGCACGTCATGGGAGAGCGCACCAACAACGTTGCGATGTTGCCCTTGTGCTTGAGTTGTTGAATCAGTTGAGGAGTGACGAGGGTATTCCTTGGCAGCCCGTGATCCGCCTGGGTGTACCGGTCGAGGATGTGGCCGTCATCGAGGCTGGTCTTTACGCCGTTGAAAGTTCCGCAGTCGGACGACGTAATGACCTGGCCGATCATGTTGTTGACGAGGACCTTGGCCATCTCGCCAGGCTCAGAAACCGAGATACGGGCCTTCACTTCGTTGGCTCGCACTTCGGGTCCCGCGCGCCAGTACTGCGCCGGGGTAAGGCCCTCGGAGTACGAGCGGTCAATGAACTCGGGGCTGACGCCCTTCCTTGGGTGCACCGACGCCAACGGCGTAGCCACGATCTTCATGAGTTGCCCGATGTTGCCGCGCGCGCCCGACAGCGCCATGTGGGTCATGGACCCTGGGTGCTGCTTGGTGTGCGCGGTGATCGCAGCCTGCGTGTCCATGATGACTTTCTCGCGGGCCTTCTCAGTCTTGGCTTCCGCGAGCGCCTTGATGGCAGGCACCATGATCTTGTCTCGCGCCGCGTAATCCGGCCGGATGTCCTCAAGGCCGACGGACACACCTTCGAGCGTCGCGATCTCGTCGCCGCGCCGCTTCAACGCCATGATCGTCTGCACATACTGTGCAGGGTCGGACTTCGCCAAGCCGACGACATGGTCATGAAGATCACGATTGGTGATGGGGCCGTTGAGCTTGTAGCCCTTCGGCATCACGGAGTTGATGAGGATGGATCCGACGGTGACGGGCACGAGACCCCCTTACTACGCGATGGCGGGCAATACGGCCCAGTCTTCGGCGAGCATGTCGGTTTGCGACGCAAGCCACGGGACACGCTGACCTTGCACCGTGGTCATGAAGATGTACGGGAGCGTCATCTTTGAGTTCATGTCCGGGCGTTGCAGTTCAAGGGACATGCCCTTGCCGTTCCAGCCATCCCGAGCCACGCGATGTCCCTGCTTGAGCAGGAGAAGTGCCTGTCCGAAATCCATGATCGTTGTCCTTCTGTTTAGTCCTGACGGGGCTGATCGTACTTCTTGGTCGCGAGGTTGTAGCCGCCGACGCCGCCGCCGACCGTACCGAGCAGGAGGGGCGCGAGCGCGGCCAATGCCTTGATGGGGCTCTTGTCACCCACTTGCGGCTTCAAAAGGTGCGAGAGCGCGAGGCTGCCGCCGAGGCCCGCCACGCCGCCGGCCAGCGCCCCGCCCGTCGCGCCTGCGACACCTCGTGCGGCACCTTGAACAGGCTCTGCGTGGTTGTGCGAAACGCCCTTGAACGCGCCGCCGAGAGCAGGGAGGGCCGCGATGGCCGCGAAGTCGCTGATCCCCGCCATCTTCGGCGGCTGGTTCGACTGCTGTCCCGCCCCGAACGCCTTGCCTGCTCCGTACGCCGCGCCACCCGCGAGCGCCGCGCCGCCGAGGGCCTTGCCAGCAGCCTGCATGCCACCTGCGCGCTGGAAGCCCGACCAACCGGCCTTGGCACCCTTCGCAGCGTTCTGCATCATGGTGCCGCCGCCATGCTGGTACGCCTTGGCTGCGCCGGTGCCCGCTCGACCGAGCGCGCTGCCGAGCGTGCCAAGAACACCGGCGGTCTTGTCGAGGCCGTAGAGGGTGAGGGCGCGGTCGACGCCGCGCCATTGGGCTTCTTTGATCTGTTCGGGCGTACTCATTTCAACTCCTATCAAACGCTGGTTGAACGCAAGAACCTCGAAGCCCCCGCGCGATCACCTTGACCGTCAGGCGCCGCGCCCGCAGCGCCCCAGTTCACAGGCTCTTTGCCCGGCCGCTTGCCAGGGTTGTCGCCGTACCCAAAGTTCGACGTGCTGAAGAGCTTCGCGAGGTCCTCGATCGGCGTCTTCTGGTTGTCGAGCAGGGCGTACTTCGCGAGCACCGAAGCCACACCACGCGCGCACGCCTCGGCCGTCTTGCCGAAGAGCTTCTTGACTCCGTAAAAACCCGGCGGGGGATCGAAGTGAAAGCCGCGCTGCTTCTTCTTCAGGCGCGTGGCGATGCCGTGGATCAAGGGGTCGAGCTCGCTCATGGTACCGCCCGAAGGTAGCGCGCCATGTCGTCCGCGTGTGCTTGATCGATGCGTGCGTTGTCTTGCGCGAGGCCGTTCAGAGGCACGTCCTTCTTGGTAGCGTTGAAGAGCTCGGTCCAGAGCTCGACAGCCTGCATCTCCAAAGACTGGATGATGCCGAAGATGAAGCGCGGGTTGTCGAGCGGCACTGGGGGCACGGGCTCGATCTGCACGCCAGCACCGCCGCCGAGCGCCACGATCTTCTTGTGGATTTCGTAGACGGCAGCCCGCTCTTCTTTGAGGTGCTCTTGGAAGTGCTCGTAGATCCCGTCGCGGAAGAACGCTTGGAGCTGGTCGCCGTAGGAAATGTACGCGAGCATCAACGTCGTCTTCTTGGTCAGAAGCCGTCGAAGGATTTCCAGATAGGGAGAGGGTTGCTCGGGTTCCGGGGCTTGTTCGGGCGGCGCCGGCTGCTCCGGGGGTGCCGGTTGCTCGGGCGGGGCGGGTTGGTCGTAGTCCGACCCCGTCTTCTCAATCAGCTCAGCCAGAAACGGGAACATCGTCGTCATCGTCTTCATCCGCTTCGCCGGTGACACTCCCGGGCGGATACAAGGCTAAGACGCTCGCGTGCCCCGGGACGAAATCGCCTTCGGCAGGGTCGGACTCGTCGTTGTCGGTGTTGTCGACGGGGTCGGCGGCGTGCTTCTTGTTGTCGATTTCCACCAGGGCGTCCATCGGAATCTCGCCGCGCCGGTAGGCTGCGATCACGTCTTCCTCAGTAGCGAAGTGCTTCACAGGACCCTTACCCTGAGCTTTCGCCGCAAGGGTAAACCCGATGATGGCTTCGTGCTGAGGGAACGCCATCAACGTGTTCTTCCTCTGATCAGCCAAGAGGAGGTTGGAGAGCAGCATCTTCTTGGTGTCCTCGATGCCGCCGGCGGTGATGGGCGCGTGGATCTGCAACGTGTTGGACAGGATCACGCCTTCGACGTTCATGAACGTTTCGTAGCCGGGGACGGTGAGGTCGTAGCCGTCCTCGACGATGCCGGTTTTCTCGTAGGAGACGACGCGGTCCCAGCGAACTGCGTGATTGTCGACGATCTGCAACCAGCGTTGCATGAGAGGGCTGACATCTTCACGCAGCGTAGGGTTGCTGGCCAAGACCCGTTCGGCCAGCGCGCGATTGACGACGTTTGTCCGCGTCGCCTTCCGCAAAAGGACATACGGCGTAGAACTTGTCGGACAGCACCGGCTGAGCTTGGCTGCGATGAACTCCGGGATAGGAATCATGTCGAGAGCGGAACTGGCGGCACTCACCTGTGCGACCTCGGTCTTGATTCGCGACAGCCCGTCACGTTTCTCAGCGTGGACACACGGCACGTTTGCACGTGTGAGATCCACGGTAGAGATGTTGGTTTGCCAAGCCGGCCCCCCTGCCTTGGTCTTGGTGGGACCTACGTGCGCATGGATCCCCAACGAGCGACACAACCATACCAATTCTTGCGACAGACGCAGACTGGTACTGCTGTAGTTCACCATCCATTGCCCGTTCAACTTTTTGGTCGTGGGCTTGGAGCAAGATACTGTCCCGTCCGTGTCCAACAAGCCGGCCAGCAGCCCTTCCCTGAAGGCTTGAGGTGTGAACAAGTACCAAGGCGGCAGGTGCTTGTTCTCGGCCCCGCGCCCGATCAGTGGTGCTAACCAGCGCCCGAGTTCTGTCGAATTGACCGTGTGCTTTTGACTCTCGCCGTAGTTTCCCTGCGTCAGGGCTTCGGTGGTGCGGTGGTACGTTCCAGGCATTTCAGCGAAGAACTCGGCTTCAAGGTCAGCATAGAAGTGCTTGGTGACTTCAGGGGCTACGTTGGCGAGGCACGTACCAACGATCTTGTCGTGCAAGTACGAGACCCACCCATCGCCCACGTAAGTGCCGATCACGCGCCCCGTGCGTTCGTTGAGCTCGATGAACTCCTTGAGCGCGTATGCGTTGTTACGGTTGATGGGCGGCGTCGCGATACGCGTGAGCGTTTCGCCGAGGTCCTCGAATCCGAAACCGACCGGCACATGAATGCCGACCGCTTCTGATGGCCGAGCGCGCACTTCTTCCAAATTGGCGTTCAAGCCATAAACGGCGCGCTCGTCGTCGTCGCTGATGATCTGGCGCTTGGACATGAGTGTCGCGATTTCGACTTCACGCTGTTTGTGGAACGACCAGTACGAGGGCTTCGTGGCGATGATACGCCCCGTGGCGGCATCGTACGAGAGCACCTCAACGCCGTCAGGAACCTTGTGGAATGTGATGTGGTTGCTGACGCTGCTGATTTCTTCGTGTCGAGGAAAATCAGCCAAGTGACAGAAGTAGACACTCGTTCCGTTTTTGACGCCGACAACCTCTTTGAAACGCGCGGACATAGGCACCTCCGTTTGCGACGCCGCCCACTTGCGGGTCACGTCGTCAGAGGTAGCGCTGTCGATCAATACTGTTAATGCACTAATCGAGAAATCGCCGTCATAATCAAGATTTAGCCCCTTTTCCCCGAACGGATTCACGCGCAGGGTCTTGCCCTGCACCGGCTTCGCGTACGCAGCGAGCACGCTGAACCGGTGCAGCGTCGGGGCGCGGTTGAAGATGAAGGGGCGCTCCTTCACTTCCTCCATCATCGCCTGCTTCGCCGCAGGGGTCTTCTTGTTGACGAGCTCGCGCGCGTCCAGGCCGCTGTAGCCCTTGCGCACCAACCGGGCGACGAGGAACTTGTCGAGCATGCCCCACAGCATGGCCTCGGGAACGCCGATCTCGTCCATGCCGAGGTTCACGTCTGGTACCGCCGTACCGCGTCCTGACACGTCTTGGTTACGGCGCATGAGCTTGCGTTGGAAGAACCCACCCTTCGGCGTCCCCACACCCGCGATGTTCGCCAAGAACCCCTTCGTCTTCTGTTGCGACAGCTTCGGGTCGAGAGGCAGCGCAGTCCCGTACAAGGCCTCCATCGAGCCGAACAGCTCGCGCCGGTGCTTCGCCGTGTCACTCTCGATCGCGGTGTTCTTGAGCGTGTGGTTCGCGTCCATCAAGTGCGCATAGAGCTTGTTCGGATCGCTCACCATGATCTGCGTCGGGTCGTTGGGCATCGGCAGAATCGGGCGCAGGATCGGAGGCACCACCGGCACCTTCGACACCATGTACGCGTCCTGCGGCGTGAGGTTGTGGGCCTTCAACGTCTCCAGGTACTTGATCTGCTTGATCAAGTCGTTGAGCACCGGGCCGCCAGCCTTCTTCATCTTCTCGCGCAGCTCGGCGATCTTTTTCGTCACGTCGATCTTCGAGAGCTCGGAGTGGAACCACGAGCCGCCCTTGTCGCCGAGGTGCTTGTCGAACTCCGCCTGCGTGAGCCCAAGCAAGCGGCGAACAGGCTCCTGGAACACAGGGCTCGGCATCTTCTCGTGCAAGTCGATGTGCGAGTAGAGAGTGCCGTTGGCGCCGCCAGTACGGCGTAAATCGAAGAGGCCGCCAGCTTCCGGCTTGAGGTTCTTCGCCGCCAACGTCTTGTTGTTCTCGATGGCGCCGGTGCTGCGCGCGAGCACGTCCTTGTCCGTAAGCGGCATGAGCGTGATCTTCGATCCGCGCTTGTCGACGCGGATGCCGGCGCCTTCGAGCATGCCCAGGAACTTGTTGTACGCGAACGACGGTTTGCCGGCCGGGAGCGGCATCCCGGTCTGCACAGCCTTCCAGAACTCCTCGGACTTCTGCCCGCGCACTGTGGCCGCGTCGCGGAGGAAGTTGCGGGCGTTATGTGCGAGGAGCGCGTCGAACTCCATCTTGCCGAGGCCCTTGGCGGAGTCGTCGCCCCCGGTCTTGAGCGGTTGCTCGTTCAAGTCGTACGGGCCCACGCCGTGCCCAGCGAAGTTGGTGTCGGTCGACTTGAAGAGCTTGTAGATGTACTGACGGCCGACAAGGACGCCGTTGCCGTCGGAGCCCTTGATGTGCCGCTTCAAGACGGGGTCGTAGAGGTGCTCCTTGTCCTTGATGTTGTGCTCGTTGAGCAGCTTCTGCGCCCACGCCTCGGCGTTGTGCCCGGCCGCATTGTCGAAGAGGATCGGCTTGCCGGTCTTCTCGGCGACCTTGCCGAGGGCGGTCTCGATCACCTGCATGGGGTTGATGCGTGAGACAACGCCCGCCGACGTGAGGAGCAAGTCGATAGGACGACCCTCGGCGTCACGGATCATCTCGTGGTCGGGGACGATCTTGGCGACGACGCCCTTGTTGCCGTAGCGCCCACTGTTGCCGGACCACACGGACTTGCCGTTGCGCCGTACGTAGATGACGCCGCCAGGAACCGTCAGGCCGTAGATGGGCGCCTGGTAGTCCGGGATCCACGATTCCGTCTGACCCGATTGCGTCTTGGTGTGCCCGTGATTGACCTCGGGCTGGAGCTTCGTCGTGATGGTGCGAACGTCGTAACGGCGCAGGCAGTTGTGCGACGTACGACCCTTGATGGTCTGCACAGGCTTGTGGCTCGACTTGATGTTGCCGGCGTAGCCGATGTGCAGCAGAAGCCGTTGAACGTCGTCAGCCAAACGTAGGGACGTCGTGGTGTACGCCACGGACCGCCCGTCCAACGCGTTGCCGTCGCCCCACATCAGCCACTTGAACAGGATCTTGAGTGTCTCGCGATCCCATGTGAACACGAAGTTCGGGATGTACTTGTCTTCGGACAATCCAAACTGCTTGAAGTGTTCCAAGAGCTGCTTGGAGTAGATCCGAACCTTTGTGTGGTGACTCGCCTCACAAAACTTGAGCCCCGCCGCCGTTAGAGCGTCCAGAAGCATTGCCCGATTCGGTTCCTTGATCTGTGTGATGTCGATCCCATACGAACCGCTGTCGATTTGATCGACACAATTCCCTTCCGACAAGAACATCCCAAGCAACATGGCGTACGTCGCCGCCGCCATAGAGAACGCGGGCATCTCACGCGTCCCGTGCCCGTGCCGGCCCGCCACGACTTGCATTGCAGGGAAGATCACAGGCTGTGCGGGCACCCCTGTCCAGTTGGCGTCCTTGCGGTAGCGCACGCGCTCCTTCCAAACGCTCTTGGCCGGGATGAGCTCGAAGGCTTTGCCGGAGCGGCGCTTGACGTACATGTTGTGCGTCTCGGACACCAGCAGATCAACCTGCTGCGTCTCCAGCGAGTACATGCGCCCGCCCGTTGCGTACTTGTGTGTCGCGGATGGGTAGTCGTACTTGAGCTCGTCCCCGTCGAGAATGGCCACACGTTCGGTCAATAACACGTCCTGGATCGGCTTCCAGCCCGTCTCGGTGAGCACGTCGGTACCCTCGGCGTAGCAGAGCTTGTCGCCGATCTGCATACGCTCAAGCGTTTTCACCAGGATCGCGATCTGCCCTCCAGACTTTACGACGTCAATAACTTCGCCCTGAGTCCCGTGCTCCCACGTCAACGCCACATCCTTGTACGGACTCGACAACGCCTTGGAAATCCTACCCAGCATCGCATCGGTGCCTGTGATCTGCTGCTTCATCATGCCAGCGACGAGAATGTCCTTCGGGTGCACCTTCGCCCCCTTCTTCACGACGCCATCTTCGCCGAGCTGTGCGTACTGCGACACGGTGTACTTCGCGCCGACGTACATCCGGTGCTTGGCCTTGTTGATCTCCAAGCCGGTCGAAAGCGGATAGACCTCCCGGTACATGTGCTCGCTAGTGAGCTTCTTCGAAGCAGCGTCGGAAATGACTACGGCATCGTTGGAGTTGAAGCCGTAGTACGGCAGGTACCCGACGAGCAGGTTCTTTCCGAGCGCGAGGGTACCCTTGCGTGTGAAGTTGGACTCACCCATGTTCTCGCCCTCTTCGACCTTGTCGCCGGCCTTCACGTGAAGGGCGTGGTGCAAGTAGGTCTTCGAAGGGAACGGGAAGTGATTCTGGTACGGCACCTTCACGAGGGCTTCGGCCGCCGTCTTCTCGCCCATCTTCTTGGTGTGCGGCTGGATGTAGATCCAGTTCTCGTCGATCTTCTTGATCGTGCCGGCGACGGGCGCGCGCGGTGTGATCATCGAGCCGTAGATACGCTCGAACGACACGTCGTCAGCCAGGTGCGACATGACTTGCACGTGCGGAGCCTCGCGCTCGACGAGAGGCAGTGCTTGCGTGCCCATCTTCGAACCCATGATCGCGCGGTTGCCCTGAATCGAGTGGATGCCAGGGATGAGCGTCGTTACGGGCGAGTAGAGGTGCTTCAGGTGGATGACCTGGTGGGTCACACGGCTCGCGGGTACACGAGTTTGCTTCCCATGCTCAAAGGCATCCACCAACCCGCTGAGCGGCTGATGAGGAAACGCCACTACGTACTTCGCGAGATCACCCGCCCGGAGGTACACCTCCTTGTTGGTCTTCACGTCTCGCACGACGGTGTAGAGGTTGCCGGCGTCGTCACGATGCGCGGCGATGGTGGCGCGGATGTCGACGCCGGAGTGTCCGGACTCGGGCGTACGAATCGGGTCCAGCGCCCCGAAGTGTGTGTCGTGGATCATGCGCGCGTCGTACGGAATTGCTCGATCGCTCGGGATGCCTCCCTCGCCGAGCGACGTCACTTTCATCGCGTGGTCGAGGATCTCCATGGGGTTGATGCCCGTCGGAACCGCCGTCAATGAGCTCGTAGTCACGAACTTCCTGATCGAGTTCGAGAACGGCGCAGGCTTCAATGCCTCACGGATGTTCGTCTTGCCGTTGAGTGCGAAGCGCGCCTTCATCTTCCAATCGCGCGCCGCGAGGCCCAGGCGTTCGGCGAGAACATCGTCGATGGCGTGGAAGGTTTTGTATGTGAGCGCATCGACGTCGTCGACCTCAGTCTCGCCCTTGTGAATTTGAAGGAGCTTCTTTGACGCCGCCAGCAGCGCAGGGATCGTCACACGATCATGTCCGTGCCCGAGCGTCGCGTGCGTCACTTCCGGATCGAGCTGCGTCTTAGCCCAACTCTTCTCGATCTCCGCGCGCTTCGCCTCGTGATCGAGCGCCATGTTCAGCGTTGATGGGTGTGCCAGCTTCCCGTAGAGCTTCGAAATCGAGGCATCGACCTGGTGTCCGTGTTCGTCACGGTTCGCCGCCGCGACGCCGGCACCCCACGCCTTGCTGACGTCCTCGTGCTTTGCTCCGAGGCCGTTCAGTACGGCGTAAAGAGGGATGTTGCTCGTGCCGTACGCGAGGTGGAAGGTACCCTTGCCCTCGTTGAAGGTCAGGTCGAAGTTCTTTCCTCGCCCAAGATTGAACGTGGACTTGAGTTCCCCGTTCTCGGCCCTTTGGGCATAGACCCCAGGCTTGCGGCGAAGCTGGTTCGCCAGCTGATACTCGTTGCCGTTGGCGATGAGCGTGTGACGCTCGGTCAGGTACGGCAGGTGCCCGAGCAGGAAGTTCTCGGCGCGGTTGATCGTGCGGCCTTGCGAGTCCTTCAGGACGAGCGTGCCCTTGATGGCCTCGTTGAGCGAGCCCTCGGTCAGCAGCTTCTGCTTCTGGTCGTTGGGGCCGTACTCCTGCGCGTGGACCTTCACGTCCTCCAGTTCCAGCGTGCGACCCTTCAAGTCGATGGGAAACGCGCTTTTCAGTGCGGAGGCGGCCTTGGCGTGGATCTTGGCGCGGAGGGTTGCGGCGTCGGTCAGGATCGGAGTGAGGTTGGGCATCGCGTGCGAAGAATAGCTACTTCACGCGGTAAAAGACTACGTAGGGCAAAGGTTGCCCTCAGAACTACTGGAGGTTTCTCATGGTGATCGTAAGCATCTTGAGGTTGGTCGTCCGAGCGTGGTCGAAGTAACGACCTAGAGCTCCCGCAGCGGCGCCTTCCGGGGCGCCACTGCGACGGGTTCTTCCGGCGTCGCCCACGTCACTTGCGCGAACGTCTCGCCGCGATCGGTCGAAAACTCGCGATGCGAGAGCCGGATCATGTTCGGGTTGTTGCGGATGCTTGCGATCAGCTCGACGTACTCGGCTTTCCGGGTGTGCGGGCATACGTAGTCGGAGTTTTCTGGCAGACCCACCAGGTCGGGCCCCAGCTCTTTTTTGCATCGAGAGCAGCCCCGCCACGGACGGAAGAGCGAGAAGGTGTCGTGGTGCACCTTTTCTTTGCGCCGCGTGGGCGTGTCTTCGTCCAGGCTGCGCGCATACGGACGCACGCCGCGCGGCTTGTCCTGTTGCTCCTGCTTCTGCTCATCGTACCAATCGCCGCTCATGCCGCTACCCCTTGCGTCTCACCACCGCCGCCCTGGGCTTTCATCTGCGCCATCTGATCCTGCTGTGTCTGCTCAAGCCGTTGAACAATGACTGAGTACATGACGAAGTCCTCGCCCTTCATCTTGTCGAGCACGGACCTGCGCGAGCCCGCGTCGAGTCCGATCAACTCTTGCACACGTTGATCGGCCTGAGCAATGATCTGCTGTTGGTCGTACGCCATCCCACCTTGCGCCTGCAAGGCCCCTTGCTGCGCCTGCTGCGAGAGAGCGATCTGGAGCTTTTGAACGGCGATGCTGGTCTTCTGCTTGACCTTCTCGTTGGCGATCGTGTCCTCGTAGCGCTGATCGCGCTCGTGTGCGAGATCGATATTGAGCATCTCGGCCACGGTCATTTCGGACACGATCTGACGGTCGAAGAGGGACATCTTCAACTGCTTGTTGTCCATGTCGTCGATCATCTTGAAGTCGGCGAGGCGGACCTTGACGAAACCCCAGCCCATGAAGATGGCGACCTTCTTCTCCACCCATTGGATCAGTGAGTTCAAGTTTTCAATGTGTGTCTGGAGCTTGTTCTCGATCATCCGCAACGTAATTTCGCCACGCGTCTGGCCGAGACCGCCGGTGACAAACTCCATGGGGACGCCGAAGGCCATGATGATGGCCTTCTCCGCTTCTTGCAGCTCACCGAGGGTGAGCATCGCACGGCCTTCACCGCCGACGTTTTGTACGCCGACGGGGATGGGAGAGAACTGGATGCGAAGGGGGTCGCGACGGAACAGACGCAGGTTGCGCTCCATCTGCGTGCGCCACTCGTCGAGAGGGATCGTCGTGAGCGGATCTCCCTGCGCGCTACCCGCCAGCGGGTGAATGATCCGCATCGGCGTGAGGTGGTCGAGCGCGATGGCTTCGTTGGCCTTGCGGAGTGTTGCCGCGAACATGAACGGCCCGATGGCCGCCGTCATCGGTGAGTGACCCCACTGCGCTTGGAGCCCTGAAGGCCCCTTCATCTTCAAGTGGAAGATCTTGTCGTCTTCGAACTTGAAGGTCTTGCGGTCCTGCATGGCCCGCAACATCCCCATCGGCGTGTGGTTGATCTGAACCTTCTCGCCGGCACGAACCTTCGCGATCGTGTCGCGCGGAATCTGGTAGTAGTAAACCGCCTCGCCGGTGACCGGGTTGTGCTCGATGTCGATCGCCTTCGGATCCCAGAGAAGAAGCTTGAGACGCTCGGGCTTACGAAGCGGCAAGTCCTTCACTTCGGCGACCGAGTTCTTCAACTTGCATGCACGGCAATTCATTTTGAACTGCAACTTGTCCAAGTTGAAGGTGTAGTCGGCCGCTGTAATGTTCTCCCACGTACCACAACTTGTGCACTTGAGCTCTCGAAGAATTGGCTCGTACACGGAGACGAAGCAGTTGCCGTACGTCCACAAGTCGCCCGAGACCTGCGTCAAAAACCCCTTCAGCTGCAAGTGCGTTTCGAGGGCCTCCTTGTGTCGCTTCTTTTCGTTGTCGTTACCTGCCTCTTCGTAGATGAACCGGGTGATGGGGTACTCACCGAACGAACGCACGACGTTGCAGACGTGTGCGCTACGGGTCCGAAGGAACTCTGCCCACTTGAAAACGTCCTTGAGCTTCCTGGGATAGAAGCCTGTCAGGTAGTCGTTCATCGGGTTGGGATGAGCCGCGCCGCGTGCGCCCCAACCCTCCTGTGACCCGCCTCCAGTGTCAAACCCAGCCACGTCCATACTCATCAACGGCCTCTTGCTCTAAAACGAGGGAGCACAGCATGCAGATCAACGGCATACTCTTAGGTAAGTCTACTCCCGCGTTCTCGATCTCTGAGGGGGAGCACAGCGTGCTTCGCCGCGCGTGGGGCGCGTCCTATCTCGACGGGACGTGGCTATTTCCTGCGTACGCCCCGTTCGCGCAGTGGGTATTTTCGGACATCCGGAAGATGTACCCAACGGCGCACTGGGACGACCGCGCTCTTGATCACCTCAAGGCCGCGCGCGACGACCTCGCGACTTGGACGGCGGCGGAGATTGCCTACTACGCGGGAAACCACGTCGAGATCGACCTCGACTTCCCTGACGATTTTACGCCGTACAGGCATCAACCCCTCGGGATGCAGCGGATCGTGTCGTACAGGCGATCCTTGATCTTGTGGGACATGGGTACCGGGAAGACACGGACCGTAAGCGACGGCCTGCGCCTTTTACGCAAGCGCGGGGAGTTCAACAAGGCTCTCGTGATTGCGCCGCCGGTCGTGCTCGACAGCTGGAAACGTGACGCCCTTCGCTGTACTTCAAAGACCTGGAAGGTGGTGGAGTGGGACGGATCGCGTAAAGCCGTAGCAGCAGCCCAAGACGCCGACATGGTCCTTGCGTCTTACGATCGCGTACGAATCGAAAAGGACAAGGCCGATCATGCGGCTAAGGAGCTTCGAATCCCTGACGCCAAGCGCCTTCAGTACAACTTGCCCCTACTTACGGCGGAGCAAGTTGAGCAGTACCGCTGGGATGTTCAACACCACCTCTATCAGCTCGACTACGACATGATCATCGCGGATGAAAGCCACTACATGGGTAATTGGGAATCCGGCCGCACGCAGGCCGCGATTGAACTTTCAGCCAAAGCGTCCCGGCGGCTGTGCCTCACAGGTACGTTTGGAGACGATCCGCGCAAAGCGTACGCGCAACTGTACTTTTTGTCCCCTGCGCTCGTGCCGATGCCGTACCGGAAGTTCGTCGACCACCATGTGGTGTTCTCAAAGTTCAACAAGCACATTGTGCGGGGATTTCGTCTCCTGAATGAGCTCAACGATCGTGTGAATCAGATCGCGATCCGGATGAAGAAGTCCGAGTGCATCGATCTACCGCCGCTGGTGATCGAGGATCGTTACTTCGACATGGGCCCAACACAGCGTGCCCGGTACAACGAGCTGGTGCTCAAGCTTCGAACGTCCGTGGCACCCATGCTGGCGTACATGAACCCGGCAGCTTTGGAGGATCAGGAGCTTCCCGTTTCTGAAGGTCGCAACCTGGCCAACGGCGCGGATCGCTCCAACAAGCTGCTTCAGGTCGTGTCTGGCTTTGTGACGCTCGGCGCAGACACCTCCGTGTGTGACGAGTGCCCGTACATGCTTCCGTGTGTCGAGTCGAAGATCAGGCCTTACACAAAGAAGTGCAAGGTGTATCCGGAGACCGTGCCGAAGACGATTCTGCGCGACATGGAGAACCCGAAGCTCGACTTGTTCAAGTCAACGCTGGTCGACATCCTCGAAGCCGATCCCACGAACAAGGTCATCGTTTGGTCGAACCGCACCGCTGAGCTCGAAGACATCCAAGAGGCGCTTAAAGCTATACGACTTTCAGTCGTCGTAGACGGCGTTCCTGTGACTCAGAAAATCGCCTTCGTTCGTGTTGATGGGAAGACCTCCAACAAGAGTGCGTGCGAAGACAAGTTTCAGACAGACCCAAACTGCCGCGTGTACTTCAGCCAGGTCTCGACAGGTATCGGCATTACGCTCACGGCAGCCAACTACACGATCTACTACTCCGTGCCGTGGGACCCTCTTCAGTACCGGCAGTCCATGGACCGCGCGTACCGCATCGGGCAGAAAAGGCCTATGACGGTGCTCCGCCTCCTCACGTCCAACGCGACGTACGCGATGGATCGATTCGTCGCAACGGTGCTTGAGGACAAAAAGCGCATTTCTCTGACCATTGCCGAAAGGGTGGTCTGCGCGCAGTGTGATCAACAGGCGCTCTGTGCGCAGAACGGTACGTTGCCGTTTCAAGCGACGTGTTTGTACGCGGCAGCGGTGGACAAACCCTCCGCGCCCGTTGAAGTGATTGAAGGAGAAGAAAATCATGAAGATGCAGTTTGAACACAACGACGTTTGCAAGGCCTTGGTGCTCTACTTGCGCACCCAGGGCTACTCCGTCGACCCCAGCCCGCACAACTTCTTGTTCTCGATCGCGCCGGACGAGTGCGAGATCGAGGTCGAGATTCGCGGCGTCGAGTTCGACCCGAACGCGAGGCAGGCGCCGAGCAGCCCTACGGCGCCCGCCGAAATGCGACCGGCGATTGCGCGCGCGCCAGCACCAGCGCCAAGGCGTGCCCCGCCGCCACCCAAGAAGCACGTCGCCAACAACGACCTGCTCAAGACCACGGCTCCGCCGGTGCCGCTCACGTACCGGGCGCCGCGCATTCGCGTTCTCGACAGGGCGGCGAGCAAGGGCGCCGGCAGCCTTGTGGGTTATACGCCGCCAAACGCTTCGGGCGCCGCGAGCGAGATCGTGAACGCCTTTGAAGCTGACGAGGAGAGCAGCGACTTGGTGTTTCCTGAAGAGGCTCCAGACCCCGAAATGCCTGTAGCGCCGCCGGACCGTGCGATCGTCCTTTCTACTGAGCTCGACGAGGCGGATCAAGCGGAGTTGGCCAAGATCATGGAACACTCCGAAAAGTTGGCGTCGCAGGGGCCGCACTTTTCCAACACAGACCCGGCCCCGAATGACCTTGACGACACCATGGGTCGCGAGCCCGTGGAATGAGCACTCACCTCCCTGTACTCCCACCTGATCAAGCGGACCCGGACCTTCCTGGCGGTGCGTTCTCTCACTCGCAATACGACTGCTACAAAAGTTGCCCCAGGTCGTACTGCAAGAAGTACATCGAGAAAATCCCCACCGCCGGCTCACCGTCTTTGGCGCGGGGCTCCGCCATTCACATGGCTGCCGAGATGGCGCTCAAGCACATCCGCGACAAAAAGACGATGCCGGAGTGGGAGCAGCAGGTGACAGTGCTCCACCACACCTACGACAAGAAGGCGGAGGAGATCGAGGATTGGGGTGAAGAGAGTAAGGACAAGCACCGAGAAGCGACGCTCGGGATGTACCACGTATATCACGCCCAAGCCCTCCCGAAGCTCAACCCGGTAGAAGTGGAGGTTCCGTTCATCGGCAAGCTTGGTACCGTGGTTGTGCGCGGCATCATCGACTTGATCGACCACGAGCGCGAGAACCCGGCCGATCCGGGCAAGTACGTGATCGTCGACCTCAAGACGTCAGCTTCGAAGTGGTCGGAGTCTGACGTCAAGAACGATACACAACTCACGCTGTACTCTGCGGTACAAGGTCACGTAAACGGACGAATCGACAATCTGGTCTCCACCAAGACGCCCGCGCTGCACCGGCTCCCGACGACGCGGACGCCGCGCGATGTGGCTGTTTTGAAGGAGGACTACGAGGAGACCGTCGATCTGATCAAGCGGGGGATTTTCCCTCGTACGTCGATCGACTCCTGGAAGTGCACCAAAAAGTGGTGCTCGTACTGGTTGATCTGTCGAGGTCGGCAGTACTGAAAGGCAACCCATGGGATTGAATTGAGGCCACGCCCCGCATATTCCTGCGTGTGATCCCTATCGCACGCCAGGGAAGACTGACACTGAGCCTTTTCCCGACTACGCCACCTGTGTCGACTGCGGATATTTCGGCCAGCAAGTACCTGGCACCCCTTGGGTTCTGGTAGCATTCACCTCGACAGGCTCAGTGCGCATCGTGTGCCCTGCCTGCAAGGAGAAGCACCCATGGCTCACGAAAAGTACGGCGTTGACACTGGTTGTGAAGAAGCTGCCGTAAATCCGAACGAGAACACGGTAGAAGGACGGACTAAGGTGGCTTTACCCCGTAGACCGTCCGTGGCAAACCTGCCGTTGTGTCCACGATGCAAAGCTCCGGTCGTCGCAAACCCATCAACGCATACGCGGCAGTGTCCGAACTGCGGAACCGCACCCTTCGAGCGTTAAGCGAAGGCAAGCACCTCTTCGCCAGCGACGTGATTCACCGTCGCATCCTCAACTACCTGTTTACCGCGTACGAAACGTGCGCCCATGATACATCAGCCATTGCGGTTGAGTTCTGGGCGTGTTATTCGCACTTGGCCAACGGGCAGCCGCTGGGTTCATTACCCATCCGTTTAATCAACCGCAAGACGACTCTCGCTGACCTTGAACGGGTTCTGCGAGGTGAAGCGGTTCAACTCACAGACCCTGAACACACGCGTGGTGTTTCGGGTTCAACTCACACATCTGGAGAGATTCAACATGAAGATCGAGAACGAACAAGACAAGACCGAGATCAAGAAGACGGACACGCCCGTCCCCGCGCCGGTTTCGCCGCCCGCGCGAAGCCCTGAGACCCTCGTCGTTGGGGCGGCGGTTGGCAAGAGCGCGACCGCCGCCAAGCCCGCCGACAAAAAGCCCGAAGCCGCGAAGAACGAGAAGCCCGAAGCAAAGCCCGCCGCGAAGAACGAGAAGCCCGAAGCCAAGAAGGCCACCAAGGCCGCCACCGAGCTCGACGCGCTCGGGGCCAAGAACCGCGAGGATGCCGAGAAGCTGGGCTTCGAATACGAGTTCCTGCCGTACGTCCCTGACTACGCCAAGGCTCCGGACGGCGCGCTCGCCGAGATCGTCAAGATCTCGCCGAAGACCATCCAAACGTCGAGGGTCGACGCCCGCGACCAGCCGGCGCACGTCGACGACGCGTTTGTGGCGTCGATCAAGCAGAAGATGCTACAGCCCCCGGCCATCACGTGGGCAAAGAACATCAAGACGGGCAAGGAGTGCTGGATCACGGTCGTGGGCCGTCGCCGCGTCGCCGCCGCCGTGAAGGGCGAAGTCAAGGAGATCAACGCCGTTCCGATGATCATCACGGGCGGCCTGCGCGAGTACCTGGAGCACGCCGGCAAGGAGAACGTGCAGCGCGAAGACATGTCCGCGTGGGACACGTACATGTACTTCGAGAAGCTGATCACGCTCGGCATGAAGGCCACCGAGATCGCGGCGATGTTCGGCGAGAAGACCGACGGCTACGTCAGCCACTACCGCGCCATCGGCAAGCTCGACCAGCGCGTGCAGAAGCTGATCCGCGCGGGCGTCGATGAACCGTTCAAGAGCCACGCGATCACCACGGTGCGCCATCTCAAGCGCGTGACCGACGCGGACGTGCAGACCCAGATGGCGTGCGACGCCGTGGCGAGCGAGATGGCCCCCAAGGACGTCGAGACCATGGTGCAGAACTGGCTCGACAAGCAGACAAAGGCCGCCGCCGGCGGGGATGAGAAGCCCAAGTCGGGGCGCAAGCCGATCAAGCTGCCCGAGGAGATCGCGGCCGACGCTGTGGTGTTCACGACCAAGAAGGAGTTCTTGGACGGCTTCACCACAGCGTACAACGAGGCCACCAAGAAGCTCGCGCGGCTCAAGGCGAGCGACAAGACGAAGCC